ATGCTAACCGAAAAGCAGATCCGTTCGCTCAAGCCAGAAGACCGCGACTATGTGATGTCCGACGGGCGCGGTGCGCGCGGGGAAGGGGTGCTGCTGCTCAAGGTTCGTGCCAACGGCACGAAGGAGTTCTACTACCAGTGGTTCGTGGCCGGCAAGAAGAAGCAACGCAAGCTCGGTGTGTGGCCAACGATGTCGCTCACCGTTGCGCGGGACAAGTGCAAGGGTGCGTCGCCGCAGAGTGAAGCGGAGGGCACGCTGCAGAACCTGATCGATTCGTATGTGGCCAAGCTGAAAGCCGAAGGCGCGGCCTCGGCCGGCAATGTGGAATGGTCGCTCAAGCACTATGTCTCTGAGCCGTTCCCGCACCTGGTGAAGAAGCTGGCCAGTGCCATCGAGCCCGGGGATATCCGGGACATTATCTCCGCGATGATCAAGGCGAAGGTGACCACCTATTGCAACCGGGTGCGATCGCAGCTGCATGCGGCCTTCCAGCACGGGCTCAACCAGGAATACAACCCTCGGGACTACCTCAAGTCGAAGGTGCGCTTCGGGTTGACCTATAACCCGGTGGCGAGCATCCCGGTGCAGGGCGATTGGGAGCGCCCAGGCCAGCGCGTACTGAGCAAGGAAGAGCTGGCTGCGCTGTGGAACCTGCTGCCCGAGGAGCTGAGCCTGGTCACGGCGGAGCTGATCAAGTTCCTGATCGCCAGCGGTGGGCAGCGGCCGGAGCAGGTGGTGGCGTCAGACCGCACGATGTACCGCGACGACTACTACATGATCCGGAGCAAGAAGGGCGTAGAAGGCGAGCGGGAGATTCATGTGGTGCCGTTCAACGACCTGAGCCGCGCCTGCCTGGAGCGGCTGAAACCGATCTCCGGCGATGAGGCGTTTCCGTTCATGGGCCGGTACAAGAACAACTCGATCAACGTGCAGTCCGTGTCGAGGGCGGTGACGAAGCTCTGCGCGCGGCACCCTGAGACGTTCAAGACGCCATTCACACTGCGCGACCTGCGGCGCACCTGCAAGACGCTGATGGGTGTGGCGGGGATCAGCAAGGAATTGCGCGATCGCATCCAGGGGCATGCGTTCAGCGATGTTTCGTCGAAGCACTATGACCGCTACGACTACCTGAAAGAAAAAAGCCAGGGCCTCGAGGATTGGGCTACCTGGCTAGTTGACATTGCTGGCGTTAGGGAGCTGCAGTTAAGTCCACTTGTGGTGTCGCTTAATTAAGCTAAGCACCCTTTCTACATCTCGCTTCAGCCTGTCGGATACGATTGAAGCGCTCGGGTAGTCGCGCAATTTCAAGTCGTGTTTAACTATACGTGCATCGCCGGGAAATCCTTGAAATTCGATTTTGTAGCATTCGTATAAGAACGGTTTAACCCACATTGCTTCGTCGGTAATGATGATGCCGTCGGTGCCTGTACCGAAAACCGTGATGTCAATTAACGCAAGTACATTGTGAATTGGGACGCCTCCATGCGTACGGCCGAAGGCGGTCATGGCATTTCCTAGCTTTTTCCTTCCTTTGGTGGTACGTAGTTTATCTCCCCAGAAAAACTCCGAGCCCTCGTTATCTTTGGAGATAAACTCATTTCTGAAATGCTCGGCAAACGAGGCGCTGTCAATCGGATCGGGGTCAGCCCAAGCTGTTTTTCTGATGTCCTTTGCGTTTTCTAAGCTCGCTGTAAGTTCTCCAACCAGCTCAGCTGTGGCTATAGTCAACTCCTCTTCAAGGACGACTTTCATAGGGGGGCGGCTGGACAGCGTTTTCTGAGCCAGGCCGGATAGGTGCATATAGGTATTATGCTCACGAAGATTCTCTTCAGTAGCATGTAGCTCCATCAAAAACTTGTCGAGTCCGTATTTGATGATTTGTTGGACGACGAGGTCCACCTCTTCGCTGTTGAGCAAATAGTCAGTCGCAACTAGTATAAGTTGCTGCTCGAAAATCACCTGCATTGCAACGGAATCGTCAATTATTAGTTGATCCATCACAACGCTGCTGGCTTTTCCGGCAGCTAGGCTCGCGCCGATACTGCCAACCACTCCACCAATAATCGTACCGGGGCCAGGCAAGATAATCGTGCCATATGCTGCACCTGCCATCCATCCAGCATAACCGGCACCAACCCCTACCGTAGTATTCGTGAGGTTCTTCGTGAGTTGAGTGCCTGAAATACGACCCCGGACTATTCGAATCACATCCGGGACGGTCATGATTGTGGTGGTGACAACGAGCGTTGCTAAGTTTCCACGCAGGAGCTTGGCTAATGTTTTCTGCGCTGCTGCCCCAGTCAAAGCTTTACCAGTCATAGCTCGGACCAACGCATGAACAACTTTGTCACTCAGCTTTTCTACAATTTTAAGGCTGACTTTTCGGAATGCTTGTTCAAATGCCGTACGCCCCAGCTGGCTGGTTATCACGCTAATTGCTAATGCTGTCCCACCGACCTTAAGGCCAGCCCACGCGGCATGCTGCAGTGCTTCCTTCGGGTCCTTGCCGGTTAGGATTGCGTGACCAAATGCAACTGCTGCGGAAAGAGAGCCAGCGATTGCACCAACTCTAACTCCGTTGATTGCGTCAAAGGTGATGCTCTCAAAAGTACCAAACTTGGCGATGTTAACTGCTTGCTTATAAGTTAGGTTGCCCTTCCTGACGATTTCGGTTGCTTTGTCAGGGTCTGTTACGCCTGGAACTTTCCCTGCTTCAATTTTTGCTCGCATGGACTGCACGGCAGCTTCATACTTATCAGACGGAACTTCGATCTGCATGATCGAATTGTCGCTGTTGATATATCTGAAATTTCCGTCTTTATCGAAACAGGAGTTGATGCATCGGCTTCCGGTTGCACAGTACTTTGATTGTATGTTGATGCCGTTGACTACCCTGTCGGCGCCGTTGAGGGCGTTATCGTCGCCGACAATAGTAGCTTCCTTGAGTCTGAGTTTATCCGCGAGGTGGTTGCCTTGCTCAGCTGCGAAGCCATGACCGCCGCTTGCGTTGAAGCGGACCTGATCTGAATACAGATTGGCTGACTCCATTGAGCCTGCACCCAAGCCTGCGGTCACTTCCGGATCAATAGTGCGCTTCGGTTTGTTGTCCTTCGTCCCTGCCTTGTACGACTCGGTCTGGTGATCACGTCGCGAAGCAGCTCGCTTTGCTGCCAGCCTTGCCTTCATGATTTGTGGCAGGCTCAACGCGGCTGCATCACCGTCCGGGATTGCCAGCTCGACTGATTCATCCTTGAAATTAGACATGCGACCGCTCCGTCATGATAGTGGCGCTATTATATCGCCACTATCGAGGACTGATGTCCATCGGTATCAAGCGGCTTTTTCTTTGGAAGCCGCAACGCGCCATGACTCAGGATCGCGGAGCCAAGCACTCAATTCCGAGGCTCGCCAGCCAACCCGGCCAGGTGAAAGTCGAACTTGGCGAGGAAACCGCCCTGACTTTATCTCCCTCCATAGCGTGGCGTGGGACAGGGTGGTGACCTCCAGCACCTGCTCCTCGCGCAGGTAACCGTCAAGCGCGACCACGGCGTTTTCCTCCCTTGCGATGCTTCTTGGTGCCGCCGTGGCAGGTCAGGCGGTAGCTGATAAACGAGGCCAGCTCGCCGATCTCGGCTTTGATGTCATCGATGATGGCGGCCATGATCGCGTTCACCTCCTCATAGTTGGCGCGCTGGATGGTGCGGGAGTTGTCGACGTGGGTCTTGCCGTCTGGCGTCTTGACCAGCCATTCCATCAACCATCGTTGCGGCCTGCGTGGCAGGCGCCCGCTGACCTGGGCGGTGTCGTTGGGTATTTCGGTGCTGTAGAAGATGCTGTAGCTCATGCCGCCGCCCCCGAAGGCAGGGTTATGCGAAGATTCTGCTGACAAGTAAGCCGTAGGGAGCGCACAAGATGGCAGAAAGGAGCTCTGTCCCAGGGCACAAGGGCCGCGTTATCGCGATAGCCGCGGCCTCGGATATGCTTTGGAAGCTGAACTGGGAAATTGGTCAGCTTGTACGGGAGTTGCGAAGGTCTGAAGAGACGCCATTCGCTTCCCAAGGTGCGGCTTTTCATGCGTTCAACTGTGCGGTTACGGCTTGGCACGTCGTAGATTGGGCATGGGTTGAGGGCAAGGACAAGCTGGGCGGGAACAAAAAAAAATGGATCAAAAACATCACTGATGAATGCCCGCAACTCGCCATATGCCAAGCGCTTTCTAACAACGGAAAGCACGCTATTGGATCTTATGGCGGGGACCTCGAAGCGCGAGAGATCGTAACCTTTAAGTCCGTCCGAGGAGAAAATGGAGACCTCGTTCAGTTTGTGGGTTCCTTCAGAATCACTCTGAGCTACAAAGGCGACGACTACGAAGCAGTCGATCTGTTTCGCAGCGCCGGAAAGTACCTCCAAACCCACATGGTTAAGGCAGGTGTGCTCGATGGACTTTGGCGGCACGGTTATGTTTTCGACGGCGAGTCCCTTGAGGCTGATTAGATCTGTCTTCATGCTGCATCCTCCCCGAGTTGCTGCGCGCTGAGGTTGGCGCGGACGAGGGCGGCGGCTACCGGTGGGCAGACGCTGTTGCCGCACATGCGCACCTGAGCGGCCTTGCTGAGCTTCTTGCCGCCGGCGGTGCGGTCGTGGATGTAGTCGGCGGGGAAGCCCTGGGCGGCGAAGAGTTCGTGCGGCTCGAGCATGCGCATGCCGATGTCCACGATCTGGTAGGGCTCGCCCTTGATCATCACGAGCGCGTGCCGGTCCTTGGTGGTGACGGTGTGCAGCGGGTCCTGCAGCTGCTGGCCGTAGCCGGTGCCGTAGTACTTGAGCAGGAAGGCCCGAACTTCGCCCATGTGGCCGCCGGTGGTGAGGGTGTGGATTGGCTCGCGCAGGTCCTGGCCGATGCAGTTGTTGCGGAGCTTCACCAGGTGGCTAGTGAAGAGAGCGTTGTGGTCGACGGTGGTCGCGGTTGGCAGCGGGCTTTCGAGGCTGCTGCCCGGCCCGGTGTAGTTGCCGCCGTAGTGCTTGGCGAGGAAGGCGGCGACGAGGCCGATCGGAGCGGCGCCGCCCGGCTTCTTGATGAAGCTGTTCGCGGTGACAGTTGCCAGCGGCGCTTCGACCGATGAGCCGCGATCATTCGACCGGAACTTGGTGATCACTGGCGCTACCAGCGCGAAGTGCCCGCCTTTTACCTGGGCACAGATAGTGCGCAGCGGCGCATTGGCCGGCATGTTGCGCTGCGTGCCGCCGTTGGCGTGCTCGGTGATGAAAGGTGCCATGCCCTGAACAACGAAGGGCTGGTTCGATTCGATCACATAGCGCTGAATGCCCCGGGCGATACGGCGCAGGGTGTTCTCGGCCAGCGGCTTCTTGCGGGTGAAGATTGACGGGCAGGGCAGTGACCAATCGATGATCTCCGCGGCGGTGCGCCATGGCTTCAAGCGCTTGGCCTTGACCGCTTCGCTCGCCGGGTCCCCGTGGGTTGGCTCGGGCCAGACGATGGGCTGGCCGTCGCAACGGGCGACGAGAAAGAGGCGCTTGCGGATGGTTGGGGCGCCGTAGTCGCAGGCGCGGAGCTCGCGCCAATCCACCTGGTAGCCGAGGCGGCGGAGTGCGTTGACGAAGCTGGTAAAGGTGCGACCCTTGTTCTTCGGGCAGGGTCGGCCGTCGGTGGCCAGCGGCCCCCAGGTCACGAACTCCTCGACGTTCTCCAGCGTGATGACCTTCGGTTTCACCGTGGCGGCGTAGCGGATGGCGACCCAGGCGAGCCCGCGGATCTCCTTCTTCACCGGGGCGCCGCCCTTGGCCTTGCTGAAATGCTTGCAGTCGGGCGAGAACCAGCAGAGATCGACCGGGCGCCCGTCGACGATCACGCGCGGGTCGACCTCCCATACCGATTCGCAGAAGTGCTTGGTGTGCGGGTGGTTGATGTCGTGCATGGCCACGGCTTCGGGGTCGTGGTTGACGGCGATATCGACAGGGCGGGCAAGGCCAAGCTCGATGCCGGTGGAGGCGCCACCGCCGCCGGCGAAGTTGTCGATCACCAGCCCGTTGAAGTTGAACGCGGGTTGTGGGTGGAGGCGGAAGATGTTGTCCATCATGCTTCACCCTCTTCGGCGTTGCGGGCGAGGGCGAGGGCCGCATCGATGGCGGCGTGATCCGCAAGCGGGTCTGCGTAGTAAATCGCAAGCGGCGCGCCCGGCCACTCTTCGCGCAGGGAGTCGAAGTCTCCTTCGTTCCAGCAGCGCAAGAACTCCATAGGTTCTTCGTGGCGGCCGGCGCCGAGCATGTAGTCGATGATCGCGTCGAGAGCGGCTTGTCCACGTTGTTCGTCCAGCAGCTCATCCTGCGATGGGGACGGCTGTTCGAGCAGCGTGGCCAGGTAATCCGCGTGAGGAGACGGGTGCGGGTGTGCCCCATAGCGCAGCACGTTGATGATGCGTTCAAGTTCATGCTTCGGGACGCTGATGTGTTCGCTCATAACGATTCCCTCACATGCACTGCGGCGCCGGGGCGCCGGTGTGTTCGGCGTCGACGCGCTCCCAGGTGGAGCGAGCGCGGGCGCGGTGGGTGGACTGCATCAGATCGAGCAGTTTGCTGTGGTACTGAACGAGGGCGTGGGTGCTGGTCCACTCGGGCAGGTGCCACGCTACCGGCGTGACACCTTCCAGGCATGGCCAGTTTTCGCCGTGTTCTGGCATGAGGTCACGACGTTCGCTGGCCAGGGCGATCATGTCGGCCTCGTGCACGCAGGCAGGCAGTTCCGGTTCTAGGTGGAAGTGTTCGCAGATGGCCAGCCAGACCTTGCGCTCGACCTCGTCGTACAGCGAAACCAGGCACTGCGCTTCATAGAACTCGCGCATGCCCAGCTTGAGCGGGCGCACCATGTCGCCGATGTAGGCTTCGGTGGCGTCGTGGAGCAGGGCGGCGAGCTGGTGTTCGGCCGGGACGATGCTGGCCACCAGCAGGCTGTGCTGTGCGACCGAATAGTGCCGGCTGGTGTGTCCGTTGAAGCGGCAGAGCTGCGACAGGGCGTGTGCGATGTCCAGCGTGCAAACCTGGTCGGCATTGGGCGCGAGCAGGTCGAAGCGGCGGCCGGAGCGGGTGAGAATCCAGGTCATTGGTCACCTCCCGACTTCTTGCTTTCAACCATGGCGATGGCGGCGGCGAAGGTCAGCACGCGGCGGGGGCTGTGATTGAAGGGGCCGTCGTGATGGGTCAGGACGAGCGCGTCCGGAGGGACTGCCATGTGCGGCTGCCAGTTATCCACGATCTTCTTGAGGCCAAGCGCCGCAGCGATGGCTTGGGCATTCGTGGTCTTCCCGCAGCCCTTCGGGCCGAACACGATGTAGCTTTTCTGGCTCATGCCATCACCTCCACTTCCATCACCGGCAGGGTTTGCCAGTAGCGATCGAACAGGGCGCGGGCGCTGCTGGAGAGTTTGCGGGCGGCGGTGGCCTGGTCGTACGAGCCGAGGCCGGCAAAGGTGTCGCCGGCGAGGCTGAGCTTGTCCGCCATGGCGACGAGCTGGTTGGCGTCGTCCTCGGTGATGACGCGCCCGATGTGCCTGGCCAGTTGTGCGCGGCACTCGTCCAGCTCGGCGGTGGTGGCTTCCAGTGCCTGGGCGGCGTTGAGGCGGCTGATGGTGAGGGTGTGTTTGGCCGACTCGATGTCGCGGCGGGCCTGCGTGAGTTCATGGCGGTGGGCCTGCAGGCCGCGCTGGTAGCCGATGTCCAAGCCCTCGCGCTTGCCTTTGCGCAGGCCTTCATAGAAGCCGAGGCCGAACACGATGGCCATGGCGGCTGCCGAGCCGATGAAGGCGATGATCTGAAACGTTGTGAAGTTCATGTGCTGTGTCCCGTTTGAGCCCGCCGGCTGGTGAGGCCGGCGGGGTGGTGGTTGGTGTTACTTGCCGAGAGAGAAGGTGCCGATGGTGAGTGGCACCAGGCCGCCGACTTCCTGCTCGAGCACGTCCTTGAATTCCTGGGCGAAGGCTTCGCGCTGGGCTTCCTCCCCGACCCACCGGAGTTTCAGGAGTGGCTCGTCGCGGCCGGTGATGACGGACAGGCGCAGCTTGATATCTGCCACGTCCAGCCCTTCGAACGGGACGGTGGTGAAGATGAAGGCGGAGGGCAGGGTGTCCCGGCTCTTGGCCTCGATCTCGTCCATAGCCGAGCGGCTGGCGGAGAAGTCGCCGACGTTGCTGTCGCGCTGGCTGGTGGCCTTGATGACCATGCGCCGCACGGCGTTGATGGCCTGCAGCATCTGGATATCCGCATCGCCGTCTTTTGCCTCCAGGTTGGGCAGCCAGTCCTCCAGCCATTCGGCGAGTTCCTTCTGGCTGAGCGGCTTGCCGAGCACAGCCTGGAGGGCGGAATAGGCGGCGGTAGGCTTGAGGGTGAGCACGGCTACGTCATCGCCATGGCCGGCGGCCCCGGGTTCGCCCAGGTTGAAGATGACGGCGGCGCGCATGGCGTCCTGATCGATGAAGCCGCGCGCGGCGGCCGGTGCGTTGTCATCCACCACGTCATGGCGTTCGATGTACTTGATGAAGTCCTGCAGGGAGTGGGTTGCCATGGTGCCGCGGAAGCGGTCGCGCATAGGCTGGAATGCTTCCAGCGACTGCAGGCGAATGCCCTCGGGCAGTACCGCCACGGAGGTGCCGTCCGCAATGGTGATCGGCTTGGCTGCCGCGATCACGGCCTGGGTCTCGATGTGTTGGATGGCTTCTTTGCTCAGCGACATGCTGTGTCTTCCTTTTGGTGAGTGGGGCTTGGTGAAGCGGGTCAGACTTCGCGGGGCACTACTGGCGCCTGCTCGCGGGTGAACATCTGGTCGGTCGGGCTCGTCTGGAACAGCTCGAGGCCGTTCTCGGTGACGTACATGGGCGTGTCGAGGGAGGTGTCCTCGCGTTTCTTGCCGCGCTTGGTGGGTTGCACGAAGTCCAGCGTGTGGCTGACGGTGACCTGGTTGCTCTGGCCGATCTGCTTGAGCTTGAACTTGAGCGTGACCTCGCCGGGCTTGCCGTGGTCGACCACGCCGGCGGCGACATCGGAGAGTGCGCGGCCGACCTGCTGGGCGAATACGCTGGCGTTGAGTGAGTTGATGAACTCAGCGGTATCGGTGGGTTTCATGGCGTGCTGTGCCTCTTTGGTTGCCCTTGGTGGGGGCGGGTTATGCCGCTTGCGCGGCGGCGGTTTGATCCAGCCAGTCGGCCAGATCGTGTAGGTAGATGACCCATGGGCTGCGGTTGGAGCTGGGGTCGAGCTGCCGGATCTTGAGGTTGAGCTGGCCTTCGCGGACTTTGCGGCGTAGGTGCTTGACCGTGGTGATATGCGGCAGGTGGTCGGTGAGCAGCTGCTCGGCGGTGATGTAGCTACCGGCGTAGCGGCTGCGCAGGGTGTCGAGCGTGGTTTGCGGTTGTGGCTTCATGGCTGCACCTCCTCGCGCCCCGCCGGGAGGCGCAGGCGGATCATTTCGGTGATGCCCTCGATGGTCTTGCCGGCCTGCCGGTCGACCACGCTGCCGGCGCCGTCTGTGATGACGCAGGCGAACGGTGCGGCCTGTTCCGGGGTGAGCGTGACGTGCGGCAGGTAGCCGGTCGGCAGCACGGCGAAAAGAGCGCACCAGAGGCGCCCGAGGTCGTCCGCGTGGGGCTGGTTGGCTTGCAGGTGGGCGATGGCCTCCGAGCAGGCGCAGCGCAGCACCTTGGCGGGTACAACCGTTGGGTGGTCCAGGTGCAGGCTGGTGAGCTTGAGCGCGCCGATCGCGTGTTGGGTGGCAGAGGTGGTCATGCGGCGTCGTCCTTCTTGGTGACGGTGATGCCCAGCTGATCGGCCAGCCAGGCGATGCCGGCCTCGGTGGCCATGACGACGCCGTAGTGCGTGTAGCTGTTGATGGCCGGGTTCCAGCGGCTGCGGGTGTCGACGAACAGCCGGCCCCGGCCGCGCTCGCTGCTGATCAACTCGCCGGCGTGGTTGATCAGACCCAGCTCACGCATGCTGGCCCGCAGCTTGCGGGGGCCGATGCCGAGTACGGCAGCGGCCTGGTCGAGGGTGCGGTTCATGGTGGCGGGCCTCAGGCTGCGGGGTCGCTGGCCGACAAAGCGCAGCGGATCACCGCGTCGACGGCTTCCTCAGGTGTATCGCCTTCAGCGTTGACAATCGGCTTCTCGAAGCTGCCGTACAGATCAGCGTGCCACCGACCCTCGTACTCGGGAGTGAGCGCGATGCGGAGCCTTTTCAGGGCATCCAACAGGGCGGTTTGCACCGGCGCTTGCTGGGTCTTTGTGTTTAGCTCACGCGCTGCCATGGAAAAGGCCGCCGTGGCTGCAGCTAGGTCGCTCGGCTCGGGTCGCTGCGGAATGGCCTCGGCCGTATCGAGCGTGCCGTTGGCCACTGCCTCGATCCAATCGGCCAGGTGCTGGACGTTGGCGCCGTCGTTGCGCTGGAGGGTCATGCTGTGGCGCTGCTCGCGCATGAACAGCACGGCCAGCAGCTGATCGCCGCTGTCGCTGGTGAAGGGTTCGATGCTCAGCTCGGCGCGCAGCTCGCGGGCGGGCTGGGTGAGCAGCAGGGTTTCGCTGCCGGCCTGGCTGGCGAGCATTCCAAGGGCGGCTTCGCTGCCTCTGGTGAGGGAGAAGGTGCTCATGCGCAGTCGCCTCCGAACGGGCCGAAGCTCTCGAAGGTGGGGCGGGTGTGGCGCTTGAGTTGTGCCGTGCGCAAGGTGACCTGTGCGATCAGGCCGGTTTCACGCTCGATGCGGCGCACGGTGAAGGGGTTGGATGCCGCTGCCGGGTGCAGAAAGACCGGGCAGCGGGTGCTGCTGTGCTGTGCTGTGTCCATTGTCGCGATCCCGTGGTGAGTGGGTACGCGCCAACATTAGCGAATGCTAATTTTATCCGCAATAGCTAATGCTAAGTATCGGCGCCGCCGCCATACCAAGCATCTGACCTGCGCTTTCGGGTTCACGGGAGTGAGGGGATCAAGGATAATTCCTTGAAAAGAAATGGGAGCTTGCTGTTGCTATGAGAAGCTCCACACAATCTGGGCCACCCTCGGGTCAGGGATCTAGGTGGATTTTCTAACCATAATGGTTGATTATATGCAGGCTAGGACGCAACCCTTCGACCTTGGGGCGGTCAAACGGGCGATAGCAAATCCGAGAGGATTTACGATCACGCCAAATGCTCGTCGCGACGCCAATAATCTGGGCTATGACATAGACAGGGTGAAGGAGCTGCTGGCAGGTCTCTCGGAAGCCGATTTCCATGGGATATGGACGCTGCGAAAGGACGGTAAAGTAATCCTAGATAATAGCGGGCAAGTACTTTCTTATGATGTCTATAAGCCCAAAATAGTTGCACCGAATGGAGATGAGTGCGAAATCTACTTGAAAATAAATTACACGGATGGACGGATTTGTATCACTAGTGTCCAGTCATTTCACTTGGATCGCTAAACATGAAATGCCCAATTTGTAATAGTAAGAATACACTCAGTCCAATATCTTATGATATGACTGTGTCGCCTGCTATGGGAGTTCATTTAAAAGTTGAGCTGGATGCTTTTGTTTGTTCCCATTGTGGGCAAGAAACAGAGACTCCGGCGATAACGACCGAGAATGATCTGAAGATCGCTAAAGCTAAGTTAAAGTGGCATGAGCAGCATATCTCGGAGACGCGTGACTTTCCTAGCGTACTAAAAACGTACAGGGAAGCGTATGGTATTACCCAGCAAAGGCTGACCTCACTTTTTGGCGTTGCTAAGAATGCTGTTTCCAAATATGAGCGAAGGGAAGTTTCTTTGTCTGGGCTGGGGGAGCGAATGATTATGCTCGCCGTTAAGCACCCCGAGGTAATTAATTGGCTGCAAGACATCGATGATGAATTGGCAGGCCGGCAGAAATGGAACTTGACTTGCACATTTGAACACAACGTTTCAATTGTTGGTGCTGGCTATTTTCAGTCTTGGCCTGAGAAAGCCTCGCTAGTGGCGTCTACTAGCCGCTTGCCATTGCCTAGCGTGGGGAAGGTTGACGTATTTAGCATGGATGACAGGGAATCGGATCGGCTCTATTCCGAAGCTGCTGGATATGTCTCATTCGTAGTGAAACCAGAAAAAGATTGCAGGAGTCTGCACTGATGGCTGGGAAAAAACCTAAGCCTCTTAGCTTTTTGCTCTGCGAGGATATTCGGAGGGAGCAAGGGGGTAAGGCGAGCTTATTAGGTGTAATTACCAACGGTGCTTCAGTTATAGCCAACAAAGACGGCCAGTGGAAGCTCGCACAATTATGCATTTATGCGCAATTCGTAAGTGACGGATCGGAACACGACGCTTATATCGAGATACTCGATCCTAAAGGTAACGAGTTGGTTAAAACTGAATCCAGTCGAGTGACCGGATTCAAAGAAGCGATCGTGATGACGGTTAAGGTTTCAAATTTTGTACTGCCGTCCGCTGGGGGTTATACGTTCAATGTCTATTTCGATGACAAAAAAATAACCCAACAGTTTGAATTCAAATTGAAGCCGTATGAGGAAGAAAAGTAGCTGCTCGCAAGTGAGAGTAGCTGCTAGTCTCGCACTATTGAATCAACCGGGGACCCCTTACGTCACAGCTCAACGATCTTTCGGCGTGCCCGGGCGCAGATAATCCACTCTTCGTTGAGCTTGATGTACTTGTCGGGCCAGTCGGGGTTTGTGGCGTGCAGGAAGTATTCGTTGCCGTCCCGGCAGAGCTTCTTGATCGTCACAGATTGGTCGCTGATACGCTTGGCGAGCACGATATTGCCGGGCGCCCATTGCATGTCAGGGTCGAAAACTACCTTCTCACCTGGGGCGAGAAGCGGGAACATGCTGAACCCGTTGACCACAAGGACAAATGCGCGCGGTCCAGTTGGCCCGCCGGCTTCTACCCACTCATCTGCATGGCCTGGCGGGAAGTTGTCCACCGCCTCGCAAAACTCCCCTGCCTGCACTTCACCTATCACTGGCAGCATTCTTTGGTTGTTGTAGCGTCCCAGGGCATCAGAAACCGCCGTGCTGCTCGCCATTTCTAGCTGTGCCGCGGCCGAGAGTGCCGCCCTGGTCGGGTCAGGCGCATCGCCTGATCCAGGAGACGTCAGCGTGCCAGGCAGCAAGGCCAGCTTCTTCTCTAAATTGGCGGCCGCGCGTTCCCCCATGTTTCTGTGACCGTTGAGTATCTGCGACAGGTAGGAGGCGTCGAGGTCGTGGCGCTCGGAAAACTCCTTTAGCGTGGATTCGCCAATAAGTGTTCTGAGCGTAGCTATGCGGGACTGATAGATATCCATCTCTTTATGTTCAGGTGCCGTTAGCAAACTGTAAATTACGGTTTGCTATTGCGCTCATAATTAGCGATTGCTAATGTGGCTCCCCATGGAGGAACACATGAATCTTCTCGACTTCATCAAGCCGCTGGACAAGCAAACGCTGCAGATATTGGCAGGCCGGTGCGACACCACGCCAGGCCAGCTCAAGCAGGTCGCGTATGGCCACCGTCGAGCCAACGCTGCGCTGTCGATCGCGCTTGACCGCGAGACATCGGGCGCCGTGCGGTGCGAGGAAACCCGCCCAGATATCGATTGGGCGTACCTACGCAATGGCGCTGTCTCTGCGGAGCCGTCGCCGCCGCACGTTGTGCCGCGGCGACGGCAGGGAGAGCGGCGTACCGATGACCGCCGTAACGGCGAGAGTCGGCAAGAAGACCGCCGGGCGTAACAGTTTCAACCCCGTCAGGACACAGCACAGTTCAGTATCGGCGGGGGCTGGTTCCAGGAGCATCACCAGCAGACCGGAGCCGGCAGGCCCAAGGGCCAAGAGCAACAAACCTGACGCCACGGCGGCAGGTGGATGTAGAGGCTGGAATCAAGGCGCCCACTCACCAAAGTTAAGCAGCCTTGACCCAGCGTTCCGGTAGACGGGTACCACCCCTGACTACCTCAACCCGCGACCCGAGGACACAGCACGTATCGGGAAGGGTCGCGAGCTGTGGGCCAACTGTAGGGCAACTGCCCTGCGGCTGGCTACAGCGTTATCGGGGCATTAACGCTATGAGCCGCAAGGATCTTTTACCGGGCACCGGCCCGGTGTTGAATACCCGCCAGGCGCTCTACCGCGCCACGCGCGATGCAACAGGGGGCCAGAACGCGGTGGCGCTGACCATCGGGATGGACCCGGACGAGTTGAACAAGCGCGTCAGCCCCACGAGCAATCGCCCGATTCACCCTGAGTTCCTAGAAGAAATCGTTGCGGCAACGCGCGATCCGCGCCTGCTGGCGGCCTTGGTGCGCCCGGCCGGTGCGGTGGCCTACGTGCCCGCGCCGGTGCCGGCCACGCATGCCGCGCTGAATGCGCTGGGCAAGCTGCTACGGGCAGAAGGGGATTTTGTGGCGAGCCTGCATGAGGGCGCTGCGGACAATGTGTGGCTGCCGCACGAAGTCGAGGCGCTGCGCTACCACGCCAATCGCGTGATCGGCCACGTGCTGGGGATTGTGGCCGGCGCTGAACTGGCGATGTCGGAGGCCGGGGTAGGCGGGGAAGTGGCCCATGGATGAGCGCGCGTTCGAACTGGCGCAACAGCGCGAGCTGGAAGACCGGGAGGCGGTGATTGCCCGCCGCGTGCGTTATGAGGGCGTGAGCCTGAGTGAGTGCGAAGGGTGCGGCGAAGAGATTCCGCCTGCGCGGCGCGAGGCGGTAAAGGGGTGCCGGCTGTGTATCGCTTGCCAGGCGGACGAGGACAAGCGGAATGCGGGGGTGAGGCGTGGGTGAAAATTTAGGCCGCCCCGATGCGCTCGCGGTATCGGTTCGCCTGAGCGTCGAAACGTTTTGCGATTTCACGATACACGGCGTATTCGACGCTGAACCGTTTGGTTGTGGCCGCGTAAGTTTGGAAGTCGCCAACACTCAAGGCTTCGATAGAGCCTCTGAGAGCGATGCAGGCTCGCGTATAGGTACTCTTAAGTTCGAGCGCGGTAGTCACGCTGTCGTAGTCAGGCAGATGATGGATAGGGTACCGGTCCAGCTCCACTTGCATGCTTGCGAACATGTGTTCCTCATGAGCGAAAGAGAGCGTTTCGAGAAGCGCGTCTTCGCTCGCCAGTTCGTTATCGACCAGCCCAAGCAGATTATCGGCGAAGTTAACCATCGCACCGAGCGAATCAAAAAGCTGGATAGCCTGCTCGTGGCTTCTTATCGAGGCTTCTCTACGCATCATCCGGTTTTGTTGGAACGGGACGGCGATTGCGATACCCAACGCCACGATTGTGCCGATGGCCTGCGCCCAGCTCGCCGTGCCCGGATGCGCTTCAAACCAACAAAGCACCCACTCCATTTATCTATTACTCCCTTCATGCGTGAGAGGGTCATGGTGCATCAGATCAGAGGGGGCGCCAATGCCTGAGCGAGTACCTCTCACCCTGGCCGACCTGCCGGAGCTGCTGCAGTACATCCCTGCCGATGACCGGGACACCTGGTTGCTGGTGGGCATGGGCATCAAGGCGGAGTTCGGCAATAACGGGTTCGATGCCTGGGATACCTGGAGTGCCGGTGCTGACAGTTACAGCACGGCGGATGCGAAGAGGGTGTGGCGCTCGTTCCGCAAGGCGGGCACGGGCATGGGCACGGTGATCAGGCTGGCGAATGACAACGGCTGGCGGCCACGCCGGGAGCCGATCACCGCCGAGGAGAAGCGCCGGCTGAATGCCGAGGCGGAAGCGCGGCGGGCAATGCGGCAGGCGGAGATCGAGGCGGACGAGGCGAGGGCGCAGGTGATGCGCGAAGCCGTGGCCGCTGCCTGCGAGGTGATCTGGACGAAGCACTGCAAGCCGCAAGGCGAAAGCCCCTACCTGGAACGCAAGCAGGTGGGGGCTTTTGGCGTTGGCTACTTCCATTACACCGTTGTGCTTTCCATTGATGACGAGCGGCAGCGCTGCGACGTGTGGGTGGGCAGCGAGACGCGTGAGTTCTTCGCCAACCTGCCGAAGCCGCGGCCTGATTCGATCAGCTTCCTGATGTTCAAGGCGGGCAGCATTGCCATTCCGCTGCGCGATGCGGCGGGGAAGCTGTGGAGCCTGCAGGCGATCAATGAGCAGGGCACGAAGCTGTTCCCGAAGTACGGGCGCAAGGCGGGTTGCCGGCATGTGCTGGGCGAGCTGGACGGGGCGGCGGTGGTCGGCGAGGCCGAGGGCTACGCGACGGCGGCGAGCGTGCATATGGCGAAGGGCTGGCCCGTGGCGATGGCGCTGGACTCCGGCAACATGCCGGCGGTGGCGCGTGACCTGGCGGCGCAATGCCCGGATGCCCTGCTGGTGGTGGCCGGTGACGATGACCCGACGAAGCCGGGCAACCCGGGCCGCAAGAAGGCGGCAGCGGCGGCGGGTGAGGTGGGCGGCATTGCTGCCTTCCCGACCCAGCCGGCCGGAGGCGGGGCAGGGCAGGACTGGAACGATGTGCATGTGGCGTGGGGGCTGGAGGCGGTAGCGCAGCAGCTCGACGCGGCTGTTGCCGCTGGCAAGCCTTCCCCGACCCCATCCGCTGACGAAGCTGCTGCGCCGGCCGGCTCCTCCGACAACGGGGGGCAGGGGGTGGGCTTTACGGCGGAGCAGATCCTGCGGCGGTTTGCGTTGGTGGAAGGAACCACGCACGTCTGGGACCAGGACAAAAAAGCGGTGATGAAGAAGACCGCGTTCGAGGCGCTGGTGACCAAGCCGCTGGCGAAGGCCTGGGCGGATGACGTGGCCAAGAAGCTGATCGGCGCGGATGCGGTGCGCGAGCTGGAGCAGGCGCGGCGGATGGCCGGCAAGAAGGCCACGGCGCTGGGGATGACGCCCATCGACCGGTATGTGTACATCGACGGGACGAAGGATGTGTGGGACCGCGAGAAGAAGCGGCGCATTCCGGAAGGCGCGGTGAAGATGGCGCTGGGCGATGCCTACGCGCTGTGGCTGAACTCGGCTGAGCGCCGCACGGTGGATGTGGACCACATCGTGTTCGACCCGACGATGACGAAGGACCCGGCGGTGTACATCAACACGTTCGAGGGGCTGCCGCTGGAGCCGGTGCGCGATGACGCGGCGTGCGAGAACCTGCGCTGGCTGATCTCGTTCCTGTGCAACCACGAGGCGGAGCCGCTGGACTGGCTGGTGAAGTGGCTGGCCTTTCCGCTGCAGCACCCAGGCGCGAAGCTGGACACGGCGGTGCTGATGCATTCGGTAATGGAGGGCTCGGGCAAGAGCCTGCTGTTCGCCGATACCTTCGGGGCGCTGTATGGGCCTTATGCGGCGACGGTGGGCCAGACGCAGCTGGAGTCGAACTTCAACGCGTGGCAGAGCCGGAAGCTGTGGGCGGTGTTCGAGGAAGTGGTGAGCCGTGACCAGCGGTACAACCAGGTGGGCAAGATCAAGCATCTGATCACCGGCAAGACGGTGCGGATGGAATCGAAGTTCATCAATGGTTGGGAGGAAGCCAACCACATGAATGCGGTGTTCCTTTCGAACGAGATCCTGCCGTGGCCGATCAGTGAATCGGACCGGCGCTTTCTGGTGATGTGGCCGTTGGAGACGTTGCCGGAGGAACGGCAGCGGGCTATCGGCGCGGAGCTGGCGAACGGCGGCGTGGCTGCCCTTTATGGCTGGCTGCTGGATGTGGACCTGGGTGACTTCAACGAGCGCACGCGGCCGCCACATACCGAGGCGCGGCGCCGGCTGGTGGCGCTTTCGCGGGCCGGCTGGCAGACGTTCCTCCATCAGTGGCAGCACGGGGAGCTGGGGCAGAAGCTGTGGGGCGCGTGCCTATCGACTGACCTCTATGCGTTGTTCCTCGAGTGGTGCCAGCGCAATCGCGAGCATGCGATGAGCCAGACGAAGTTCAGCCTGTTTATCAGCTCCGAGGTGGAGAAGACGCGGTCGATCCCCTGGACGGAGGGTGCGAACCGGCGCTTCGGGGCGTTCTTCTTTCCCAGTGACCCGGACTCTTCCCTGCCCCCATCTATGAGCGCTGCTGCGCTTGGCCAGCATGTGGCGGCCTGGCGGGCGAATGCGAAATTGGCGGGATGGGATGTGGACGGCTGGGACCATTTGAAGGGGGCTGCAGCATGAGAACGGCGAAAAGTGTGTTGGGTGTGTTGGGTTGTGTTGGGTTTGGTTTGCGCACCCGGCACAGCGCGAGACCAGCAACGGCGCGGCTTTGCGGGGTGTGTGTTGGGTGTGTTGGGTTTGGCGTCGCGCGCGCGCATGCGTGTGTTTTGTTGCAACGGCTGAACGAGGCTTATGAAGCGAGAAAAAATTTCTACGCGAGGACCGAAAAACCCAACAAACCCAACACACCTAACACAGTTGCTTTGAAGGCATTGATTTATAAGGGTTTTGAGTGTGTTGGGTTTGTGTTGGGTTGCGAGTTTTGTGTCGGGTTGGGGGGCAGAGCATGATCGAGGCCATGGAGGTGCTGTTGCAGGCGTGGGGCCGTGAGGTTGTGAACCCCGCTCTGGATGTGGCCATCGCCTCGCCGCTGGGGCGGATGGGTGATGATGCGCCGAGCGGTGTGGGCGGGCATCGCTGCCTGTCGCTGGTGGAGTGCGCGGTGGCGATCAGCCGGGCGAGCCAAGCGGTGAGCATGGCGCTGGATGGTATGGCGAAGGATGCGCCGCTGGGCCTCGGATCGCGTGGCCGTGTGCTGCAGCGCCTGGCGCATGTGCGCTACTGCCAGGGGCCGCAGGCGGTCGCCGTGGCGGCGCAGTGTTCGCGGCTGGGTATCTCGATGCGGACGTATCGTGCGCAGGTGGACGAGCTGCATGCGGAGCTGCAGGCGGAGTGGCCGGTGGCACTGGCGCGGCTGCAAGCGGCGGAGCGGGGCACGGATGCGCATGCGGCTGCGGTGAAGCGTGCGCGGGCTGCGCGTGACGTGGCACGGGAGAACGCCCGGGCTGAACGCAAGCGGGTGGCTGATCGCAAGGCCGCTGCGCGGGCGGTGAAGGCAGCGGCGGAGTTACGGAAAGTAGGCGCTGCTGGATGACCGTTCGTCGGGATGGTTTGGCGCGAACAGCGTTCAACCGTGCTCAAGTGTGCTCAACCGTGTTGAACAGCGTTTGCAAAAATCGGCGGTTGCGGGCGTTGCATCTCGGCTGTAGAAAGTGCCCATGGTTGTAGAGCTGCGCCCGCAGCGATAACCACCGAGCGACGTGCTGTGTCGCGGCCTGTTCCCCGGCAGGCCAGCCCTCGCAAGAGGGCACCCATTCCAAGGCTCACCCGAAACGGTGGGCCTTTTTCATTTGTGCCGCTGGAGGTCAAGCATGTCCACCGAACAACAGGTGCAGCAGTCGCTGGCCGATCTTCCGACGTGGCTGCTGATCCTGGTGGCGCTAGCAGGGCTTACCGGCGAGATGTGGCGGGCCGATGCGGCTGGCATGGCGGTGGGTGAGCTCATCAAGCGCGTTCTGCTGCGCTTCGGTGCCTCGGCGGTGTTCGGTCTGGCGACCGTGCTGTTGGCAACAGCCTGGGGGTCGAGCCTGCTGACCTCTGCAGCGCTGGGAAGCGTGGTCGCGTGCCTAGGGGCAGATGTGGCCAGCGGGCTTTATGCGCGCTGGCTGGCGCGGCGGGCGGGTGTGTGTGATGAGGTAACTAAAGCCGCGGCCGAGAGTTCTGACCTGCGCTAAGAATGCTATGTGTCAGTGGTGACAGGTTTAAGTACGTTGGTGCATGCATTGAAATCGTTAATGATCTGAATTATTTCTGGGAGCTGCTTCAGTAGAGTAGCCACTTTTTCTTCCGGAGCTACGGATTGTCCTCCCTGTTTTGCCATCAGCTGACGCTTGCCATCCAATGTCTGCAAAGCTGCAAGTGTTTCGGTAGGTGCTACCGATAACTTCGCAACTTTTTCTAGGGCGTCGTCAATTTTGAAAGCCGTCTTGTTTATCTCGCTAATTTCGTACCGAAGGAGCAACAGATTACGGTTGTGTGCGTATAGCTGAGGTGCTTTGATGAAACTCAATGCCGCTAGCTGTGCCGCTGTATCTGATTCCGAGTTCATTGCTGCGTTAATAATCGAGGCCGCTTGGAAAGGCTGTAGGCCGCTGGATTGTATTTGTCCGGAGTAAACAACGCCCCTGATTGTATCGTTGTTTTTTCTCACGGCTTTTTTGGCGTTATCGATGGTTGCAGTGTCTAAACTCCCCAACTGATCAGCAAGAATTTGCATCTGCAGACCGGAGCAGTATGCGGATTCGGCAGTGTTGAAGTAGATAGCACGTTGATCTTTGGGTTTGAAGTATTGATTACTTCCCATACCTAGACCTAGCAGAGCACCCGCGGCTTTATATAGCTTGGACTTAGACCCTGTGAGCGCTCCACCTGCCGCAAGAGTAACTGCGAATATAGACAATCCGTCCGCTTTCACTCCGAAGTCATTAGCGGCGTCAGATGCATGCGCTTTCTCCAAAGCGCTTGCATAGAAAGCAGATGCCACGCTCTGAGCCTGCTCAGCAGGACTGGACGCTACTTTTTTGGGTGCTGTGAAAGCGGACGCAGCTCGCGGAGCCTGAACGGGGGCGGTTGTGCAACCTGCCATCATCAACGCAGAAACTATCAACAACGAGCCGGCGAATTTCATAGAAGATCCGTCCTTGGTGAGAAGTTACCTTAGTGTAGTTCTCTATCCGGCTTTGCAAGTCATGCGCGGAGGGAAGAAGTGAAGCGGGTCCTCCCCGGCGTTTTTTCCTAATGCGGCGACGTAGACCGCGGATTGTTCGCAGATTGACGGGCGTATAGGGGGTTCCGCTTCCGGCCTGGCGCTGCGCTGGAGTTGTTCATGCCCTCGCAAAGAGAAATTGCCCAGCATCTGGACATGAGCGAGCGCAACTGCCGAGACGTGCTCAAGTCGCTCGCAATCGACTGGACCTCGGCCACCCTCGACGAAATTCGCACCGCCTACATCCGCGACCTGCGAGAGAAGGCGGCCGGCAGGGGAGGCAGTCAGGTCGAGCTGCTCAATGCGGCTCGGATCGAGGAGTCAACGGTCAAGGCGGCCAACGGCCGACTGGCCTATCACGAGAAACTCGGGACGCTCGTCCCCACGGCTGACGCAACGCTCGCACTCAGCGACTGGGCCAGCTTCGCCAACCGCGAGTACCAGAGCGGATTCGAGAAGCTGATTCAAGAGCTGGAGAACGGCCTGAAAGTCAGCATCGACCGAACCATGGTGGCCCGCATTGCTGAATCTACAGTCGGCCGAATTGGAGGCTATGCGGATAAGCTTGGCCGGCGTCTTGCTGGAGGCCGGCAAGCAATTCAATCCGCCGAAGCAGATAGCGACAGCTGAATACCTGTCGAACGAGTTTTATCTGCCGCCCGAATCTGGCGTGCTCAGCGGCCTCTACGATTTCTATTACACCCCTTACTTCCTTGGTGTAGCCGCTGCGCTGGATGACCCAGCTGTCAATGAAATCGTCTTGATGAAGGCAGCCCAGATCGGCTGGACCTACTTCATGCTTGGTTTCATATTCAAGCGTGTGCAAGGCCAGCCCATGCCGATCATGGTGCTGTTCGCTAAAGAGGGTGACGGTAAGAGCTTCCACGATGAGAAGCTGGTTCCAGCTGTTAACGCCAACCCGCAGATCGGGCGGCTTATGGACGTTTCCACGGCCAAGAAGCAGGGCAACCGCTGGAACCACAAGTCATATGCCGGCGGCTTTCTCAAGCTGGTCGCCTCCAACTCGCCTGGCAACGTCAAATCGACTTCATCGGTGGGCCTGGCCATCGTCGAAGAACCCGACGACACCAGCGATGACGTGAAGAAACAGGGCGACGCCATCGGCCTGCTTGAAGAGCGCGTCAAGCGCTACCCCGGCGCCAAGTTCGTTGTCGGAGGAACGCCATCGCTCAAGGGGTTTTCCAAGACCGAGCAGCGCATCGAGCAGAGTGATCGGCGAGTTCTACCGATCGCCTGTCACGAATGCGGCGAATCACATGTGCTGGACTTCCAATACATCAGCTGGCTCGAAGCTGACCATGATGCCCAGCCGCACGAGATCTACGGACGCGCCCTGCCAGATACAGCCGTCTACGCCTGTCCGCATTGCGGCAGTACATGGGACGACTATCAGCGAAAGGAAAATATTCGAAATACCGTCTTCGGAGCGTTTGAGCGAGGCGACCCGTTACGCGGGTGGGTACCGACGCAGCCCTTCCACGGTAAGGCAGGGTTTGAAGAGCTGAATGAGCTGTACGCCTGCCTGCCTGGCACAACGCTCGCGGGCCTGGTCCGCGAAAAGCTGGCGGCGGAAAAGCTCGCCGAGAGTGGCGATCTCAAGCAGATCATCAAGTTCGTCAACCAGAAGCAGGGTCGGCCGTACGAGTACAAGTCCGACCTGCCTGACGCAGAAAAGCTGGCCGAGCGTGTCGAGGAGTACGCCGAGCTGCGTGTTCCTGCTGGTGGGCTGATGCTCACCCTTACCGTGGACGTGCAGCACGACCGTATCGCGATCATCCTGCGGGCTTGGGGCCGAGGCGAGGAATCCTGGCTCATTCTCTGGACCGAAATATCCGCTCAAACGGGTACGTCGGACAAGAACGACCCGGTGTGGGAAGAGCTTGATCGGCTGCTGTTCGGCGTCTACGAACACGCCAAGGGTTATCGGCTGCGCATCAGCGCGGCCAGCATCGATGCTTCGGACGGGCAGACGAACGACGCGGTGTACCACTACGTCCGCACCCGCAGGCAGCGGCTATCCAAGCTGCTGGCGATCAAGGGGGCCACCACGCTGGACGCGGAGATCCTCACCGCCCCGCGCAAGATCGACCTCAACACCAAAGCCACCAAAGCAGCGAAGTACGGCCTGCAGGTCTACATGGTCGGCACCAACAAGGCCAAGGACCTGCTGGCCGAGCGCCTCAAATTGACCGGTCACGGACCAGGCCGCATGCATACCTATGCTGGCGTGAGAGCCGATTACTTCCCGCAGATGTGCGCCGAGGTGAAAGCGCCAAGTCGACGGCATGCGGGCAAGAAGGTCTGGCAACCGAAGGCTGGCGCGGCCCATGAAGCATGGGACTGCGAGACATATCAGATCCACCTGGCTCGCTACCTGCGATTGCACCTCAAGTCGCCCGCCGACTGGGATGCCGTAGAGGCTGGATTGATGCAGCCGGACCTGCTTGCTGACACCGATGTGGTGCCGGTAACCACGGTCGACAACCTGCCAGCTGCACAAACCACGACCACAAAACCAGCGCCCTCGCTGGCGGAGCTGGGGCGCATGATGAACGGAGACGATTGATGGCAACCCTGCAGCAACTCACCGAGGCACGCGACGCGCTGCACCTGCTCATCACCGGGCAAGGCATGGTGCGAGTCCAGCGTGACGGGAAAATGGTCGAGTTCACTCCGGCAAACCGCCGAGACCTGGAAAGCTACATCACCCAACTGGAGGGCCAGCTCGGCGTCGGCGCGCAAGCCCGGCGGCGGCCGGCACGTGTGATCGCATGAGCAACTTGCAGATCCTGGCGCCGAACGGCCTGCCGGCGCGAGAGCAACTCAGCACCTGGCAGGGCGCCGGTGGCGGCTTCGGTGGCCAACTGGAGCGGTGGCAGCCTCGGCTGCAAACCGTCGACGCCGCGTTGTTGCCGAACCTGAAGTTGGGCAACGCCCGCGCCGAGGACGTGACGCGAAACAACGCGTTCGCGGCCAACGCCGTGCAGATGCACATCGACAATATCGTCGGGCACCTCTTCCGGCTCAGCTACAAACCCCGGTGGCGCCTGCTGGGCATCAGCGACGCTGACGCCCGGGCGTTCGCTCAGGATGTCGAGGCCTGGTGGTTCGAGTTTGCCGAGGACCCGGTCGGCTGTTGGCTGGATGTCGAGCGAAATCGCACCGCAACGATGATGGTCCGCGAAGCGGTTGGCACCCATACCCGCTTGGGTGAGGTCTCGGCCGCGGCTGAGTGGGTCGAGCGTCGGGGCACCCCCATGCGAACGGCTGTTCGCATGGTGAGCCCCAAGCGAATCGGCAACCCGGGTGATCGCTCTGATACCACCAACCTGCGCGGCGGTGTCGAGTTCGACCGCAACGGTATGGCCATCGCCTATCACATCCGCCAGCTCAGCACCGGTGGCCTTGGCTTGGGGAACGGTTACGCAAGCGAATGGCGCCGTGTCGAGCGAGAGGCTGCGAACGGCCGGCTCAAGTTCATCCATGTCTTCGAGCCAAGCGAGGACGGGCAGGCCAGAGGGGCCAACCAGTTTCTGTCGGTGCTCGAGCAAAGCCACATGCTGCCCAAGCTGCAGCACACCAAGCTGCAGAACGCGATCGTCAATGCGATGTATGCCGCGACGATCGAGAGCGAGTTAGGTAATGAAGCGGCGCTCGAGCTGATCGGCGCTGGCGAGGAAAGCATTACCAAGATCGCCCAGTACATGATGGCGGTGAACAGCTTCAACAGCGGCAGCAAGCTATCCCTCAACGGCGTGAAAATCCCGCACCTCTGGCCCGGCGAAAAGCTGCACCTGCAAACCAGCGGCAACGTGGACAACGGGTTTGCCGATTTCGAATCGAGCATCCTCCGCTGGATGGCGGCCGGCCTCAACGTGCCTGTAGAGCCATTTTCGAAGGACTACCGACAGAGCACCTACAGCAGCGCTCGCGCGTCGATGATGGAAGGTTGGCGGTACTACATGGGGCGCCGCAAGGTTATCGCGGCCCGCTTCGCCACCCATCTGTTTGTACTGGCGTTCGAGGAGGCGCTGCAGCGTCGGCTTTTGAAGCTTCCACGCAACGCCACGCGCGGGTTCTACGAGGCGCGTGCCTCATGGTGCAACTGTGAATGGATTGGTGCTGGGCGCCTGGCAATCGACGGTCTCAAGGAAGTGAAGGAGGCGGTACTGCGTATCGAATCCGGGCTGAGTACCTACGAGAAGGAGCTGGCGCTGCTGGGTGAGGACTACCAGGAAACCTTCGCGCAGCAGGTGCGCGAGATGAACGAGCGCCGCGAGGCCGGCCTGCCGCCGCCGAGCTGGATGCAAGCCCAGGCGTTGGCCCCGGATCAGACTGAGCCAACCGAATAGGACCCCACATGAACTATCCACAAATTGCCAGCCGGGTGCTGAACACACCCCTGTTGCTGGAGCCGGCCTATGCGCGCGTTTTTTTCAGTGCGCTGGGCTCCCGGCTCAACATCGCCGAACTCAAGGACGAACAAGGCGCCATCGATATGGGCCAGAAGCTGCGGGTGGACGCCCGCACTTACAACAAGACGCGGACCAACAGCTGGGGAGAAGAGGAAGTCCTGTTTCAGGTAGTGGATGGCATTGCTCTGCTGGATTTGAAAGGCACCCTGGCCCACAAGTCCGGCTACCTCAAGCCGTACAGCGGTATGACCGGCTATGACGGCATCATCAACCGCTACGCAATGATGCTCGCCGAGAGCGACGTCAAGGGTGTGCTGATGGACATGCACACACCAGGCGGTGAGGTGTCCGGCTGCTTCGACACCGCCGACCGCCTGCGGCAAATGGCACGGCAAGCCGGCAAGCCACTATGGGCCATGGCGTGCGATTCGGCCTGCTCGGCTGGCATGGCGCTGGCCAGCGCGGCGGAACGTCGCCTGGTCACCCAAACCGCCTACATGGGGTCTGTCGGGGTGGTGATGGCTCATGCGAGCTACGAGGACTACCTGGAGCAGGAGGGCATCAAGGTCACGCTCATCCACTCCGGTGCGCGCAAGGTCGACGGCAACCCGTATGAGGACCTTCCCGAGGAGGTCCTGAGCCGCTTTCAGGCCGATACCGACGCACTACGTCAACAGTTCGCCGAGCTGGTCGCCCGCAATCTGGGAATGACCAGCGAGGCGGTGCTGGCCACCGAAGCTGCGGTGTTCCGTGGCCAGGCGGCAATCGATGTCGGCTTCGCCCATGCCATGGTCAACGGGCATGAGGCAGTTGCCGAGTTCTCTGAATACCTGTCCACCCAGGGCAGGGTGACCACCCTAGGAGTCAAACGCATGGCTGGAAACACCCCCGCGCCGACTGCCGAAGCTGCACCGCCTGCCCAGGCGGGAAGCGAGGCACCGGCCGCAATCGACACCGCCGCCGCTGCCAGCGCTGAGCGCACTCGCGTGCAAGGCATCCTGCAGCATGCCGAAGCGCAGGGCCGAGGCAAGATGGCGGAGCACCTGGCCTTCAACACCAGCATGGGAGTTGAAGAAGCGGGTGCTCTGCTGGCTGCTGCGCCCAAAGAGCAGGCCGCCAACCTCGACGCCAGCACCGCGCTGGACAAGATGATGGCCGCCGAAGAACAGCCGAACCTCACCGCAGGTGCAGGCGACGCGAAACCCAACCTGGCCCAGGCTATTGCCGGAAGCTGGGCCCAAGCCACGGGAGCGAAAGTCTGATGGCCACCGTACAGCAACCCGTCGACAACTGGGTGACCGGTTCCGACTCTTACCAGACCACACTCGGCACCATCGCTGTTGGGCAGAACCTGGCGGAAAAGACTCCGCTCGGCCAGATCACCGCAAGCGGCAAATTGGTTGCCTGGGACCCTGCTGCAACAGACGGCTCCGAGGTTGCCGCATACATCACCGCCTATGCCGTTGACGCCCGTGCAGCCGAACAGCAGGCGCAGGTAATCAAGTCCGGGACTTTCAACCCGGAGCAGGTCGTCTGGCCGGCAGGCACGACAGCCGCGCAGAAGCTTGCAGCCTTCGTCGGCACGCCGATCAGCCTGCAATTGCCTGTTTAAGGGCTTTCACCGCACCCATAGGGCCGCTCTAGCGGCCTTTTTTCATTCAGGAGACTGAACAATGGCCGCTGGCTACGATACGACCACCCTGCTGGGTGTGAAGGAACTTCTCCCGAAGTTCACCCCGCTGTTCCTGCAGATGTTCTTCCCAACCGTCGCCACCTTCCCGACCGAAGAGGTGGCGTTCGACAAGATCAAGAAGGATCGTCGTCTGGCTCCCTTCGTCTCGCCGTTGGTATCCGGCCGGCCGAGGCGCGAGCGCGGTGGCTTCCTCACCACACTCAAGCCGGCGTACATCAAGGAAACGGACGTGGTTCGTCCGACCCGCCTGATCAAGCGCCGCCTGGGTGAGGCCTTGAACGGCGAGATGAGCGCCGCGCAGCGTCACGATGCCGTAGTCGCCGATCTGCTGGTCGAGCACGAAGAGAACATCGTGGCGCGCGAAGAGTGGATGGCCGTTCAAGCCGTGCTGTACGGCAAGGTCACCATGGAAGGGCCAGATCACCCGCCCGTCGAGGTCGATTACGGGCGCAGCCCGGAAAACCAGGTGATTCTCGCCGGTGCGGCGAAGTGGGACGCGGTCGACCCCGAGACCTACGACCCCACCGACGATATCGAGGACTGGGCGAGCGAGACCACCGGCCCGGCTGGTGTGCTGATGATGGGCAAGGGCGCCTGGCGCCTGTTCAGCCGCTTCAAGGCGGTACGTGACAAGCTGGAAACCCGCCGTGGTAGCACGTCGCAGTTGGAGCTCGGGCCGCAGCTTGAAAAGGAAGTCATGCGTAAGGGCTTCTTCGGAGAGTTCGAGATCATTGTCTACACCGGCAAGTACACCAACGACGAAGGCGAGAAAGTGAGCTTCATGCCGGAGTTCGGTGTGCTCGTCGCCCCCTCCAGCGCAGACAACGTGATGGCCTACGGCGGCATTCAGGACGCCAAGGCCAACGCCAACGGCATCGCGGAAGCCACGCGCTATCCGTCCAACTGGTTCACCGACAACCCCAGCGTCGAGTGGCTCCAGACCCAGACCGCGCCGGTGCCGGCGCTGTTCGACGCCGACGAGTTCACCTTCGTCATCGTGGCCTGACCGGCTCCCTCACCACTGAGGCGCGCCATCGGCGCGCCGTCAGGAGAATACTCATGGCAAAGCAATACATCGTGAAAACCACCGTGCACGGGCTGGCCAAAGCGGGTGGCAAGAAGGTAGTCATCAAAAGCTCGCCGGAACCGCAGGATGTACCCAGCGGCCTGGTGAAGGAGCTCCTCGAGCGTGGCGTGATCGAAGAGTACGAAAGCAAAGCGAAGGGCAACGCCACTGACACCGCTGATGACGAAGATGCTGGTGCTGGTGCTGGTGAAGGCGACGGCGCGAGCGGCGACTGATCATGGCCAGCGACTTCGACCGCATCATGCAGCGTGCCGATACCACGCTGTTCCGCGTGTTCGGTGAGGATCGCGGCTCTTGCGGGCCTACATACACCGCCCCGGACGGCTTTGCCCGTCCGGTTCAGCTGGACGTCATCCTCGGCCGTGACGTCGAGGTCGCAGGCGCTGACGGCACGTTCCGCGTCGTGCAATGCCTGGTAGAAATTAGGCTATGCCAGTTGGGCAAACCCAAACGGGGCGGTCGGCTGAACCTGGCGGAAGGCGAATTCATCCTGGATGAGCCACTCGGCACCGACGGAATCGTCGAGCGTTGGGCGTTGCTCCCTGCGAGGTAGCGATGGCCGGTTACGATTCAGTCCGCGTCGAATACAGCGACGCTGGCCGGTTCGCCGGCCGGCTCGATGAAATGCCGGTCAAGCTCAGGCGGGCGATTCAGTTGGCGCTGAATACGGTAGGCCGGCGCACCCGAACGCGTAGTTGGCGTGCGATCCGGGATGAGATCAATCTCAAGCCCAGCTACATCCGCGACGAGGTCAATTTCATTCCCGCTACGCCGGAGCAATTGCGCGTCATCATCTTCGCTCGTAAGCGCGGGGTCACGCTCAGCCAGTTCCCGCACCGTCAACTCTGGAAACGCGGCAAGTCGGGCAAGCGTGTCAGAGCCGGGGTGCGGGTCAGCATCAGTGCTGGTTGGACGGAGCTGAACGAGGGTGCGTTTATCGCCCCAATCGGCCCGGCTGGCGGGCTTATCGCCGAACGGGTCGCCAAGCCGCGCCTGCCGCTGGAGGTACTGCATGGGCCATCGCCTTCGCAGGTGCTCGGCAGCTTGCTCGATGACCTCGGCGCCGAAGCGTCCCGTGATCTCGGTGCTGAGACCGAGCGCCAACTCAACAGGGCGGACCTATGACGAACCCCATTCAACAGGCACATCAGGCGCTTATCGCGCGTCTCCAGCGTATTACGCCGGGGAATGGCTACTTGACCGATGCCGGTTTCAGGGTGCGCGAGGGTTGGCTCGAAGAGCTGCTAAGTGGTGACGAGGTAGCGTTTCCCTTCATCGCGGTGCAGCCAGACGAATACCCAGCTCCGCAACAGGGCCCCGGCTCACTGCAGGGCACGATTGGTCGTCGGGTAGTCGCTGTCGTGGATGGCTCATCGCCGGAGGGATACCTGGGGCAGCTTGACGCGCTTTACCTGGACCTGGCCGTTGCGCTGCAAGCATCGCCAAGCATGCCAAACCCTTGGGGGCGGCCGGGCCCCTACAAGGTCACACTCGGCGCTTCCCGGCCCTTCCCTCCGGGGAGTGGGCTTTCCGCCGGCACCCTTGTTTTCCCCGTGCAACTCCACGTCATCATCAACGGAGAGTAACTCCATGAGCAGCAAAGCCACGGTACCTGCCCAGCAGGTCGCCGAGATCTCGGTCGTCCTGGCCAAACCCCACACCCACCGCGGCGAGCATCTGAAAGCCGGGGTGAACATCAAAGTAACCGCCAAAGAGAAAGCCTGGCTCGAAAAGCGTGGCGTAATCGGCGGCCAATCGGAGGAAATGACTCATGGCTGATCTGCGCGGCGCGTTTCTGGGGGTCGGAAAGATCTATCTCGAGGACCTCGAAGATCCCAAAGGGCTGATCTTCATCGGCAACTGCAACTCGCTTACCTACGAGGCCACTCCTCAGGAGATCGAGGAACAGGACTACACCACGCCCGGCGGTGGCCTCGACGCATCCGTTCAGCGCATCAGCGCGCTTAACGTCACCTACAATGCCCGCCATTTCAAGAAGGACAACTTGGCCCGTGCGATGTATGGGGCTGCGTCTGACGTTGCGGCCGGCACTGTGACCAGCGAAGCGCACACCGCTCACCCCGGTGCCCTGATCCTGCTCGCCTACCCCGGCGCCACCGACGTTGAGGTCACCAATGCAGACGGCCAAACCACATACGTGCTTGATACCGACTACACCCTGGACCCTGCCGGTTTTCCAGTCATCACCGAGGACGGTGCTATCACCGAAGCTACACCAGTCCTGGTGAGCTACAGCTATGCCAAGCACGCGACCATCCAGGCGCTGGTCAAGTCGGGCAAACGCTTCCGCCAGGTCTTCGTGGGCCTGAACGAGGCGCGCTCGGGCAAGCCGGTGGTCATCGAGGTGTTCCGTGTGAACCATTCTCCCGCTTCGCTGAGCTTCATTGGCGACGAATTCCAGGGCATGGAATTCACTGCGAAGGTTGAGAAGGATCAAACCAAGGTCGGCACCGGCATCAGCCAGTACATGGTGATCAAGGACGTTGAGTAAGCGCCCGAGCCCAAGCCCAGCCGTGTGCTGGGCTTTGGCGCGGGGGCTTTGGTAGATTGCCCCGAAAGGTACGGGAGGGACCCTTATGCGATGCCCAAAGTGCAGCTACGAACCAACAATGGCTGAAATGCAGCGCAGCTCAACTGACTGCGTCAGGTGCGGCGCGAACTACGCAACCTACCGTGCGCCGACGGCAGCTCAGCGCCTCGCCCGTGGGATGAAAGGTGCCAAGGCGGCGGTAGCCGAAGGTCGAGCCAAGCGTAGCGCCAATCTGTATTGCCCTCACTGCGGTTCGGTCAGCGGTGGTATCTCGCATACCCGTGGCTCGATGCTGGTGGAGTTGATCCTGTGGCTTTGCTTCCTAGCGCCGGGAATCATTTACAGCGTTTGGCGCATTTCGTCGCGGCAAACCGTCTGCCCGTCATGCTTCAGCCCTGATGTCATTCCCGTGGATTCACCGCGGGCACGGCGTGAGCTAGGCCGAGGCTGATCGAACCCACGTCTTTCAACCCGCTTCGGCGGGTTTTTAATTGCCTGGAGATTCATATGAGCGGGAGCGCGGTAGGTAAGTCGGTGATCAAGAAGGTCGGAGGCCGCAGTGTCGTCTGTAGCGAGCTGACCGTTGGGCAGGTACGTGGCCTGTTGCAGCAGAACAGTGGCGGTGACCTTTTGGACGAGCTGCTGCTCGAGGACGTGCGGCTGGCTGACTTGCCGATTTTTACCGGCCTACCAGCTGAGGAGCTTGAGCAGATGCTGCCCAGCGACCTTGATGTGCTTGTTGAAGGCTGCAAGGAGGCCAACCCCAGTTTTTTTCGCATGCTGGCCAAGCTGGCCAGTCTGCAGAAAACGGCCTGAAAACGCTTGACGATGTGGCATGCCGGCTGGTCCGGCTGGGCCACCATGGTGTGTGGGGCTATCCGTGGTCGCTGTTCCTGCAGGCACTGAAAGGGTGACGTATGACTGACGTAGAACTGCGGCTGGTAGCGGATGTTGAACAGGCGACGAAGGGAATCAGTGCATTCAGCAAGCACTATCAGGAGCTCGTTCGCACCCTGGCCCAACCGCTGAAGAGAATCAATGCGCTGCGGGAGTTGGAAGACGATCTCGAGCGAACTGGGGAGCAGTCGCGGCAGACACGCGAGCTGGTTCGCGACCTCGGGAATGAGCTGGCGCGACAAGCCGAGCCGAGCAAAGAGCTGTCGGCCGCCTATCGCAGCGCGGTGAGTGAGCTGCGTCGGCTGGAGCGGGCTGAGCAAAGCGCGCGGGCCGAACTTGCTAACCGACGTCGTGAGCTGCAAGCAGCTGGCGTTGACACGCGGAACCTCGCCAGCGAGCAGCAGCGCCTTGCTCGTGAACTGGAGACTGCGACAGCGGGTGGCCGCAATGAGCAGGCAGTAGCCGGCATCCGCGCCCGAGCCGCGGCACTGGCACAGGTCGCCCGTGAGCAGCGCTTGGCAAACGTGGAGGCGGCCCGCTCCGATCTGGGCGTCAATCGTTATCGCCAGCTCCAATCCGAGCTTCAGCGTTTGCGCAGCCAGTACCAGCTCCTGCGCACCTCCGGCAATCTGACGACCCAAGAGTTGGCGTTGGCCCAGCGGACCATGACTGCCCGTGTGCGTGAGACCCAGCAGGCGCTGCGGGAAATGAACGCCGAGCAGCGAAGCGGTGCTGGTGCATTGTCAGGCATCGGCCTGCTGGCCGCCGGTTACGGTCTGGCTCGCGGGCTGCGCGGTGTCACCAACACCGCCGATCAATGGGTCGAGATCGATGACCGTATTCGTCTCGCGTCCGAGTCACAGGCCGAACATGCGCAGGGCATGGAGCGCTTGCGTGAGATCAGCGACCGCACCTACACGGACATGAAGAACAATGCCGAGCTCTACATCGGCTCGCTGTCGGTTCTGCGTGGCCGCGGCTTCTCCAGTGCAGATGCGTTGGGCCTGACCGAGGCAATCGGCCTCGGGCTGGTAGCCAGCGCCGCGAAAGGGGAGCGCGCGGCTTCGGTGATCAACCAGCTGAACCAGGCGCTGCAAGATGGCGAGCTGCGAGGCGACGCCTTCAACTCGATGATCCGCAACACGCCCGCGCTGGCGGACGCCATGGCGCGTGGGCTCGGCAAGACGCGCGAGCAACTGGCCGCCATGGCGAAGGATGGCGAGCTCACTACCGACGTGTGGGTGCCAGCCCTGATCGGCCAGGTTGATAGCCTCGGCGATGCCGTTGACGGCATGCAGGTAACGGTAGGCGATGCACTAACCAGGCTGAACAATGCCTGGGAGGAGTCGATCGGCAAGGCCGATACACAGCCGCTCATCAACGCCATCGAGGGGCTCACGCAGGTAATCTCCGATCCGGTCGTCATGGAGAACCTGGTCGCTCTGGCGGGCGCTTTGGTCACCTTGGCCGCCACTGCCGCCGAAGGCGGCTCCGAGTTCGTGGACCTGGGCAAACGCATCGGCTTCATCGCGGCGAATGCAAGCGGCGCTGTCACCGAACTGGATCGCATCGACCAGCAGATCAAAGACATCGACCGCAGCATTGCGGGCACCGGCCTGAACCGGACGCTCGCCAGCATGTGGTATTCGAAGGAAGACCTGCAGGCACAACGTCAGGCGCTGGTTTCGCTGCGCGAGCTGCTTTTAACCGAGCAGACCGGCATGAACGCCGAGCAGCGTGCCCTGGAGCAGCAGGCGACCGAGGACGCCAAGCGGCAGCAGGCTGAAAAGCTGGCCGATTACCGCCGGTACATTGGGGAGCTGGGGCGACTGCAGGCTGAGCAGGTGAAAGCGTCCGAAACCGCTGCGAAAAAGCTGGCCAGCGACGAGAAGAAAGCGCTCAGCGACATTGAGAAAGTCCGTAACGATCGCTTGAAGATCGAGCAGCGTTACCAGGAAGCGCTGGCTGGCTTGGGCGGCAGTGGGGAGGCATCCTACGGAGCTGCGCAGGCTCTCAAGGTTGGCGCAAAGCAAGCACTGAGTGCAGGCGATGTCGCTGGTGCGCAGCGACAGGCTCAAGCCGCGCTGAAGATGCTCCAGGATCTCGCCGCGGCTGGTGGGAACACCTACGGTTTCGAAGGGTTCATCAAGGAACTGCAGGCGATCGAACTGGCCGCGAACGACATTGAGCAGACCAACGCAGAGGCCAAGCTTCAGGCCATCCGCGGCGAGATCGCCTCGCTCGAGGAACAGGCCAAGCAGCTGAAGGACATTTCGGTCTCGGTGAAAACCGACGAGTCGACCATCGAGCAAGTGCGGTCGCAGATCCAGGCACTGGCGCAACAGCTCGGCCAGACCGAGATCGTGATGCCGGTACGCCTGCAGATGCCGGATACGAGCGGAGCAGCGGCCACTTCACCGACCACACCCGGCTTCTCCGGCGGTGGCTGGACCGGGCCGGGCGGCAAGTACCAGCCGGCAGGCATTGTCCACGCCGGTGAGCATGTGCAGCCGCAGGAGGTAGTGCGCGAGCCTGGGGCGTTGGCCTTCCTTGAGCGAATTCGTCGCAACGGCTTTCGCGCCACGCTGGATCAGCTGCGGTTGCGCGGCTACGCCAACGGTGGGCCCGTCGTGCCGGTTCCGCGCTTCGTGCCGAATGTTCCGGCGCCGAGCCCGGCGCTGCTGGAGGCGGCTGCTGGGCTGCAGTTTCCGCACCTCGGGCAGGTCGATCTCAGCCTGGGTGGTGCCTCGTACACGATGTATGTCGAGCGCGAGGTGGCCAGCGAGCTGCGCCTCGCGGCGAGGAAGATCGGCCGCACCCATCGCTGACCAAAGCCCCGCACCTGCGGGGCTTCTTGTTTCTGGAGTCTTGAATGTCCCCACCACGAATCATGCTCGGCGGCGTGCCGATCGTGCTGCATGCCGGTGCGCCCGAGGAAAGCATCGGCCCGATTGGCGGGAGCACCGTGCTGCGCATGAGTGACGGCGCCGGCGTAAAGATGCAGCACTGGAAGAAGTCGGCCGGCAGCATTTCCGGTTCCGGCTGGATGCCGCCAGGCCTCGCGGGGCTGGATTTTTCCCAGCCGCTGGAGCTGCGCAGCACCAAGACGCTGAGCCACGTTGGTCCGGGCCCGACCTTCACGTTGCTCGGCACACCTCGGCCAGACGTTGCGCCCTGGGCGCAGGCGCTGATCGGTGGGCGGGATTGGGTACGGGTGCCGTGCTCGTTCGCGGATGGCGTGGTCACCGTGCCCCCAGTGCCCGGCGCGACGCTCTATCAGGCCTGCTACATGCCTGTGTTCTCGGTGTTCGCTGAGGACCCACAGGAATCGCAGTCATCAGGTACGGCCAGCCATAGCTGGTCCATCCCCTGGGAAGAAGCCTAAATGCTCAACGCCTCGCCACTCAACGCCGTGCCGCTGAACGGCCTGGCCGGTGTCTCCGCAGAGCCTGAGTACATCGTCCGTGGCCAGTCGTTTCTCTGGACGCTGCGCCTGATGGTCGGCGGGCTTAACCTGACGCCGATGCTCACCGGCACGGTCACCGTTGACCGGGAAGAGGGCGCCGCGGGCATCGCTGGCTTCGATCTGTTCATCGCGCCAGGCGTCGCCGTAGTGCCTCCAGACTGGAAGGGCCGGGCGGTGTCGATCGACTACATCAGCACGAGCCAAGGCGAAACGATCGAGGCGCGCAAGTTCACCGGGCAAATCAGTCGTGCTGACTGGAACCCGGTAAATCGCATCCTAACCTGCGAATGCTCCGACCAGCTGCAGCAGCGGGTCGAGGGCATGACGATCGCGGCTATCGATGCGCTGGTTGGAGGGCGCTGGTCGGAAGACCTGTTCGAGCCGGTCGAGGGCCGCAGTCATTGGGACTATGCCCGCGAACGCGTGAGCACCCGCACCGCCAGCCTGGACTGTTCCGCTTACGGCGATCTGCGCGTGACGAGCTGGTACGCCACGGCGCCGCATTTCGTATTTGGCCCGGGAACAACGCTCTATCAGCAGATCGACCTGCAGCAATCCGACCTTGAGGCGACGACCAATCGCGTCGAGATCGAATTCAGCTATCGCTATCAGCGCCTCTGGCAGCTGAACGAGGGCTATAGCTGGACTCACGTCAACGCGGGCGGCGGCCAGAGCGGGTTCTGTAACTGGCGCGTGTGGGCGACCGAGCTCCCTGACACCGACATGATCGCCAGCGCCGTGTCCGGAAGCGGCCAGCAGCTGCTCGGCGGCGTGGGCGGCTACAAGCTGCCGTTGTCCATGGCCAACCCGTGCGGCGACGGCCAGGGCTGGGTCAACACCTTCGACAACCTCTGGCTGTCGGCTTCGTTCACCGGCGCCAGGCGCTGGGTGCAGAGCGTAACGGAGAGCTACAAGCTGGTGCTGTCCACCGCTGCCGGCGAGTCAGAGCTGACTCGCATCGTTCAGCGCGCTGGCTACACCGTGTCGATCGAGCGCGATCAGGCAGAGAGCTGGGGCAGCGATCCGATCCGCGGTGGCGGAACTGGCAGTCAGGACCTCTCCGACGAAGGCCGGCGCAGCAATGCCATCGCAACCGCGCTGCGTATTGGCGAGGCGATGATCGTCGGCGCTCACCGGGAGACGACGCTCAGCTGGGATGTCCCGACCAGCATGGCGATGGGCATCGACCTGTGGCACACGCTTGAGATCGCCGACCAGGGCGTTCACGCGGTTGGCAAATGCCGGCGCATCGTCCACCAGTTCGATCTTGGCAGCGGTGAAGCGATCACCTCGCTGAGCATTGCGATCATGCGCGGCGGCGGTGTCAGTGACGCGCTGGCTGTCCCTGCGCAGCCAGATACCAGCCTGCCGCCGTTTACGTCGTCGGCTCAATTGCTGCTGGGCACCCAGCTCGGTGGCCGCCAGGTTGACCCGTACACGGGCTTCCCCATCGGTCCGTATGACGATGATCGGCCAGGCTTCTCGGGCAACTACGACACGAACGACAACATGCCGGCCGAGTTCTACCCGCGCCGATTCGACATCAATGCCCGCGAAATCGGTGCCGAGTATCGCGACGAGCGCACGGCCTCAGCCGAAGCGTTCTATCGCATCGGCATCCCCAACGATCTGCTGGAGCTATGACCATGACCAATGAGGAACGGCGCCGCGCCTCCGGTGCGGCCATGGAAGCGAGCCGCCGCGGAAGTGGGGCCGCGATGGAGGCAAGCCGGAGGGCTAGCGGGGCTGCCATGACCGCGCGCCGGACGGGTAAGAGCGTGGCCGACGACATCCAGTCCCTGGTTCAGCCGCCGCGGCAGACCAAGCCACTTCCTCGCATCGATCCGGTAGGTGCGTTGCCTGCACAGAAGGGGCGCGGCACGTCATCCGGCCCTGCGACTGGTGGCGCTACCGGCGGCGGCATCGCCAGTCCGTTGATCGAAACGGCAGGGACGCGCGAATTCCACCCGTCGATACTCAGGGCTTCTACCGACGGCGCAATCTTCTTCGAGGTTCGCGCAGCCAAGAAGGTCACGATGACCGACGCCAACGGCGAGCCGGTCGTTCTGGAGTTCCAGAATGTCAATTCCTGACTTCGTAGCGGGTGAGGAGTTGGTTACCTTCGGCATGCCGTGGCACGGCCTCTACGTCACACCCGTCTCCGGTGCCCGCTACATTGAGCTTGCCAGCGGCCGCAAGATCTACTCGAGCATGTTTGCCGGGCCCACGCCGAGCAACACCTACCTGGTAGACCTTGGCCTTCCGGAGCCAGCGCTGCAGCCTGCCGACCCGGAGGCCAGGCTGTGGAACAAGTACATCGCGAGCGGAAACGGGAATGCCTCAATTTTCAATGCTTGGGGGCTGAATCTACTCAATCGTCGTGTTCGGGTAGGCAACGAACTGGCGAGTATCTCAATGTCCGCTGTGAATCTCGGGCCAGTTCTTGGGGCTGAGGTTCGAGCGGTTATAAGCCTCAAGGCCGGGCCGCGCTTCCTGGATGTGCGGGCACCGGTTGCGGCGCTTCAACAGCTGCCCAACCAATATGGAGAGGCGTACCTGCTGGACACAACGCCAGACGGGCGCCGCTGGATGTTCGGCCTGAGATTCACCAGGAGCTACACCGCCTATCCCTATCAGATTCGCGTGGATCAGGATGCCGACGAAGGAATCGGCGCCATCATTGAGGCGGTTTTTTCAGCTGACTTCACATCCATGACGGTGAATGTGCTTGCCGGCTATACGGCCTGCATGACCGGCACGAACATCAGCGCACAGGACGGCGGCCCGTTAACCCAGGCAACGCTCTGGTTGGTCGGCTCGGCTGGGAGCTGGGCAAAGTACTCAGGGGAGGGCGAACCGCCAGATCCGCCCTATCAACCGTTGCTCACCGGGACGGGAGACGGGCCGTTCAAGTATGCGATCGGCTACGGTCACGGATCCTCGACGGCAACGGCCACCAAGGACCGAGTGATTGGCGGATGGTACGGGCCTGACGGAACGCCGCAGCTTGTAACCATCCGCATTTCCACCAGCCTCACGCTTACCGCGCAAGAGCCCGTATCGCGCGCTGACATGGAGCAGTGGTGGAGCCCGTATGTGCGTGACTACCAGTACACCGCACTGGTCAAGATCGGCAATGGCGGCTTCCAGCCATGGTTCACCGCGGGCTACACGGAAGACCAGAATCCGAACATCACGACGTATTCGCTGCGGTTTTCGTCAACCAACTATTCGAGCGTCGAAACCAATGCCCCGGTGATTCGGGTGCCGTCCATCCATGGCGAAATCATCACGGGCGCGGTCGGTCCTCGACATGACGGGGCGCCACTACTGGCCATGGCGTCGTCCTACGGCAACGCGAACTACGACCTGACCTGGTACGCCGGACTGCAGTCGAGCAACAAGGTCATTTCGGCCATGGCTCGCTGTATGGGCAACAACCAGTTCGAGTACGTCGCTGGCCCTGCCATCACCCCATCGGGGGTTGATGTTGGCGACACGGCGACCGGGAACCTGATTCCAGGCCACAACCGGTTTGCAAGCAATTTCAGCCAGGCGCTGTGGGATTACCACACTGGCTTTTCGGTCGGCGCCTATAACCCCGTCACTGGACAGATCAAGCGCGCGCGTCTCGGCGGCGGCTACTTCACCTGGGTGTAATCGATGAACTACGTCAACAACTGGCTCCGGGCAATTGACCTGGAGCAGGGTGCTACGTCGTGCCCGCTCGACCTGCCTGACGGCGAGTACCGACTGACGCTGGCTGACACGGCCGGCACCGAGTGGGAGATCGTCGACGCAACCGTCGCGAATGGCGTCGCCACCCTAGTGAGGGCGCGAGAAGGCACAGCGGACCAGCTCTGGTCACTTGGCAGTGTCATCTACAACGCCATCACGGCGGAGCAGGCGATGTACCTCATGCAACAGGCGCGACAGGTCCCCATCTTGCAGCAGCTGCTTTCCGACCTCGCCGCGCGTGTTGAAGAGCTCGAACAGGGCCAGGGCGTGGATGGCGCCTTGGCCGACGAGTTGGGAAATGAGTTGGTCGATGAGTCCGGTTACAACCTGGTAGGAGAATGAATGCAATGGCTATTACGCAACACACATATTCAGGGAATGGCTCGCCAGAAGTGACCGGCATCGGCTCCGCCGCAGCGATTGGTAGCCACTACACCGATCTCGATACCGGCGACTTCTATCTCCGCGTAAGCGATCCGGGATCAGGTGGGCGCTGGCAGCAAATGATGTCCGTAGTGGTGGCGGAGACGGTAGACGATATCAACTACATGACCCCTGCCGGGCCGATGTTCGTTATGTCGCCAAACGGCGACATACATGTGTCGCGAGTCATTAACGGGGTGTGGTCCTGGCACCTGCTGGCGGCGACGCCGACGTAGTTGACTGCAAGTTTATCCATTCGACACGGTAACTGCCCCGAATCAGTCATATTCGGGGTGTGGATGTGTGATCGAGCGCGCCAGTCATTGGCCAAAAATCCGGCAGGATCGTCGCTTCATCCATTTGCAAAGGGAATTGCAATGCGCGCGTCTATCAAACGCATCCTCACGGTGGTCGCCTTCGGCACGTCGTGTTCGATGGCAGGCTTCTATATCGGCATCAATCAGGCGTACGACCATATTACGGAGGATTTGCCGGCGATGATCGAGTCGGCTGTGTGTTCGATGCCGCAGGTCTCAGAGCTGCTTTCCCTGTAACCCCGTGCGCCTGCGGTGAGCTAAAGCGCTTCAAGGCGCAGGGCTTCAGCCAAGAGCTGATTGGCCAACCTTTCCAATTCTCGCATGGCGGCCAAACGGTCAGCTGGCCTGATCTCCGCCTCAGCAAAGTCGATTTCTGTGGGCACGGCATCACGTATCGCCTGCGCTGCCCAGCCGGCCGCGAAAGCCTGAACACTCGCTTTGACCATTGAAACCCCTCGGCCCGCCACGTGCGGGCTTTTTTGTGCCTGGAGGAAAGATGCAGAGCAACGAACCCAAGTGGGTGATTGAGGCCCGCAAGCTGATCGGCCTGCACGAGGTGCATGGCCCTGATCATAACCCTGAGATAGTGCAGATGTGGCGGGACATCAAGCGCGGAGGCATCAGGGACGACGAGACGCCATGGTGTGCAGCGTTCGTCGGAGCGATGCTTGAGCGTGTCGGAATCCGTTCCAGTCGATTCGAAAGTGCCCGTTCGTATCTCGACTGGGGACAACACCTGGCGCTTCCGGTGTCGGGCTGCATCGTGGTGTTTACTCGCCATGGCGGTGGCCATGTCGGCTTTGCAGTTGGTCGCGATAAGGTCGGCAATCTACTGATTCTCGGCGGTAACCAGTCGGACGCCGTGAACATCAAGGCATTCCCAGTTGCGCGCGTAACTGGCTATCGCTGGCCTGCAGGTGTGCCTGTAATCGCTGAGCCCTTATCCCTGTTCAATGCCGAGCGTTCGGAGCGTGAGTCGTGATCGCCTCGCTGGTTGAGCGCTCGACCATCTACGGGCTGCTGGCCGCGCTGTGCTTCACGGCTGGCTGGAAGGTGAACGGTTGGAGGCTGGGGGAGGGTATCGCTCAGCAGCAGGTGGAGACGGTTAAGGTCGTTCGAGTGATCGAGCGCAAGCAGCAGTTGATCGCCGATACAGAGGGGAACAAGGGCCATGAAGAACTTGAAGGTTTGCGCCGCGCTGCTGATCGCGCCAGCGTTACTGCTGCAGGGCTGCGGGTCGAAGCCAGTCGACTCGCCACTCAGCTCGCTACCTGCAATGCCGGAACTGCCGGCGAGCGCCAGGCAAGGGCAGACGCCACCGCAGTGTTTGCCGACGTGCTTGGAGAATTGGAATCAGAAGGCCGAGCAATGGCGGAAGCGGCTAGCCGCGCCCGTAGCGCAGGGCTCACCTGCGAGCGGGTTTATGACGGAGTGATGGCCGTTGACTAATACCGATCCCCGGAGACCCTAGGACGCCGATTCCATAGCGTGCTTAGAATCTTGCTAAGGTTCGAGAGGTCACAGCCGCGCCTGTGACCTCCCTAGCCTTACACCCTCGTCAGAACAACGGCAACGCAAAGCACCAGCACAACAGCGGTTACTGGAGCAAGGCCGGCGGTACAAAGTACTCCAACCACGCCGCCGAACGCCGTGAGGCGTTGGGGTAAAGCTGCTGAACCAGCTCGTTCGAAAATGCTCATCGCATTCCTCCCTAGCTGTTCTCCCGGTCTCATGTAGCAGTTGGCGAGGAGGTTCAGACTTCGCTGCCAATTTCCCATTGGGTCCAGTGGGGCAGGCGGCAGCGCTCCAACTGGTCTTTTGTGGCCCACGCTGACGCATGGTAGCCAACATCTTCTGGCGGCATAAAATTAGCATTAAGCCTACCCGCGGTCCATCTTCGAAATGCCGCTTTGAACCCAGCCTCGCGGTCGCTTCCGCCGCTGGTATCTTACCGAGCAATTCCGCTCTACCGCGCCTTCTAAGTATGCTGATTATATCGGGGTTCAATGAGCTCAGGCCCCTCATTGCGAACGTTGCCGACTGCGCGATCCACGGCGAACCACTCGAACGCCTCAACCGGCAGTCCCAGGTCGCGCACGATCTGCTCGGCGCGCGCCAGAGACAGGTCCGGTTCGATCCACTCCCGCGCCAAGTCTGCCTCGAGCACGACCGGGCGGCGATCGTGGATGTCCACCATGCCCTGGTCGCTGTTGGCGGTGATGATCACGAAGCCATCGCCGTCACGTTCGGTCAGACCGGTACGGTCCAGCTGGGCGAGCGCAGCGAACCATAGTGGCTCGCCATCCTTGCGGCGAATGTAATAGGGCTGCTTCTTTTTCGGGTCCGCAGGGTCTTTCACCCATTCGTACCAGCCATCCGCAGCAACCAGTGTTCGGCCGGTGGCCCAGATGTCCCGGAAAAACCGGCTGGTCGCTGCCGTCTCGACGCGGGCATTGATCGCGGGCGGGCGTTTGCCGACAGCCCAGAACGGTTGATAGCCCCAAGGCAGCTTGGCCATGCGCAGGCCCGTGTCTGTCTCGTAGAAGATCATCACCCGCGAACGCGGCGCGACGTTGTAGCGGTTGATCGGCTCCGGATCGATGCCGCCCTCGATGGGTTTGTCGTAGCGCAGCGCATCCAGGTACTCAACCGCTGTTCGGTACTGCGTGAATCGACCGCACATATCCCCTCCAGCCTGCTATCGGATGGCTGCCTCTCTTCATTGACCGCATGATGCGCTCGCGGTTTACTGTACGCATATACAGTAATCGCAGAGTAGTATCATGCGCGCCACGATTCTCGGCCAGCTCGGCCCGTCTTCCACGTTCCTCCAGTACGTCGACAGCCGCGTGCCGGCAGGCTTCCCTTCGCCAGCGGCGGACTACGAGGAGGTCACGCTCTCCATCGATGAGCTGGTCGACTTGCGTACGCCACACGTCTACCTGGTAAGGGTAGAGGGCCCCAGCATGGTCGGCGCCGGCATCTACGACGGCGATGTGCTTGTGGTGAACCGGGCGCTGGAGGCGCGCTCCGGGCAGATCGTCGTCGCCTACGTCGACGGCGGCATGACGGTCAAACGGTTGCAGGTGTCGCCGGATGGGGTGTGGCTGCAGCCAGAAAACCCGGATTACCGATCGTTCCGCGTCACTGAGTCCCTGCACGTATGGGGCGTGGCCACTCACAATCTGCACCAGCTATGTTCGCGCTGATCGACTGCAACTCGTTCTACTGCAGTTGCGAGCGTGTCTACCGGCCATGGCTCGACGGCGTGCCGGTGGTAGTGCTGAGCAACAACGACGGCTGTGTGATCGCCCGCACCCACGAGGCCAAGCGCTTGGGCATCCCCATGGGCGCCCCGTATTTCCAGTGGCGCGACCAGATGCGCGAGTGGGGTGTGGTCTGTTTCTCCAGTAACTACGAGCTCTACGGGCAGATGAGCGCCCGGGTGATGACGACCTTGGAGGGAATGTTTCCGCGAATCGAGGTGTACAGCATCGACGAGGCGTTCGCCGACCTGACAGGGATGACGGGCGACTTGGTGCCGCTGGGGCACGAGGCGCGTGAGCGCGTGCTGCGCTGGACCGGTATACCGGTGGGGGTGGGAATAGGGCCGACTAAGACCCTAGCCAAGCTGGCCAACTGGGCGGCCAAGACCTGGCGCAAGTCCGGCGGGGTGATCGACCTGCGCGATGCGGAGCGGCGTGATCGGCTGTTGCGGATGACAGAGGTTGGCGAAGTGTGGGGGGTTGGCCGGCGGTTGACGGCCCGGCTGCGACCGCTTGGCATTCAAACGGCCTGGGACCTGGCGCAGTACGACGCGGCATCGCTGCGCCGGCAGTTCAGCGTGGTCTTGGAGAAAACCGCACGCGAGCTGCGCGGGATCTCCTGCCTCGAGCTGGAGGAGGCGGTTCCGCCGCGGCAGATGATCTGCTCCTCGAAGATGTTCGGCAGCCGTCTGCGCGACATCGCTCCAATCCGTGAAGCGGTTGTTGCCTACGTCACCAAGGCGGCCGAGAAGCTCCGTTTGCAGCAGAGCCTGGCCGGCGCGCTGCAGGTGGCCATCCGAACCGGCATGCACAACCCCAACCAGCCGCGCTACGCCAACGCCATCAGCTGCCCGCTGCCATACCCGACTGACGATACTCGCGTGCTTGCTGCCGCGGCCGTGCGCGGGCTTGAGGCCATCTACCGGGAGGGCTACGCCTATAGCAAAGCAGAAGTGCTGCTGATGGATCTACGGCAACGAGGCGAGTTCACCGGCGACCTATTCGCCGCCGCCCCACGGCCAGGCGCCGATCGGCTGATGGCCGTGGTCGACCAGATCAACGCGCGCGAGGGCAGGGGTAGGGTACGGCTCGGCCGCATCCCGGCCACCGCGGAGTGGTCGATGAAGCGGGAAATGATGAGCCAGCGGTATACGACGCGATGGAATGAGTTGATGGTGGTGCGGTGAAGGTCTTAAAAGCTGGACCTTTTGGGCTGGCTAGAGAAAACCCATAAACTCTTCAACTGCGTCTTTGCGCAGCCACTGGTTAATTTCTTTCCGCTTTATTGGTCCGTGATGATTGACAGTAAGGCGAATAAGCCTGGCGCAATACTCAATTGCGAATCGGTGGTTCTTCTTTGTCTCGGATCGGAAAACATCACAGTCGCTCTTCCCGGTTGCGTTAATCAATAGCTGCTTCAAGCTAGAGTCAAATGACATTGAGTCGCCAGAACATTGAAAAATACCTGCCTCCTCTGTGCACGGAGTATTAGAGGTTTCGCTGTTTTTATCTACTCCTTCATTCCAGTTCCAGCTGCTTTCAAAACCCGCCAAGACCCTCAATACTTCCAACATCGCAGCCTTACGATGTTTCAGGTTGCGCCATGGGCCGAGGTCATGAACGATATTCGAATAAATGTCGTGCTTATTATTCGGTGAGAATATTTCATCCGGCGCATAAATCGCCCAATCGATCAATTCGTTCAGGAACTCGTCGGGCGCAACGCCCCGATTGAATACTTGTTGCTTGCATGCCGTAAAGGTCCGACTCATAGGGCACCTCACAGGGAAGCCTTGACCATAGGACGAAGTGTAGCCTTGTATCCCTGGTTTACCTTTCCAATTATCACTGTGAGCCTCGACCGCCGGCACCGCCGACATCCGGCTCTCCGCCAGCCCAGGTCAGTGGGCGCTTAGCCAGAAGTGTTCGCAGTAGTGCCTGCCTTGGAAGATTGCGATCGGCTTGTAATGTAAGCCGCTGGACCTTGCTCGTTAGGCGCCCGTAGCCTTCGCTGTCGCGCCGATAGGCAGCGGGTGCCGATGGTCGCCACCGGGACTGCCTGCGTCCTCGACAAAGGCAGGGTAGTAGCTGGAAGTAAAGATAAGCTTGATCTGGCTGCCTGGCTGCGGATTAATTTGCCTGCGCCTGACTCATAGGAACTCAGCACTAGGACCACAATCCCAACCAGTCCCGCTACGCCACTCCATTAGCTTGTCCGCAGCCATATCCGCCTGACGACATCCCGGTGCTCGCCGCCAGGGCGGTGCGCGTTCTTGAGGCTATCTATCGGCACGGCGATGCCTGCAGCAAAGTGAAAGTGCTGCTGATGGACCTACGGCAACGAGGCGGATTCCGCGGCGCCGCCGCCCCAACACGTGAGACCAGGGGAACGGTGCGGGTTGGCCGCATCTCAGCCGATGCGGAGTATTCGATGAAGCGCGAGATAATGAGCCAGCGGTATACGACGCGTTGGGACGATCACGCTATATGAGATACTTACGGTAAGGGGCGAATTGTACTTTTAGAAGGAGGTCGGTAACCCATGGCGCGGGATAAATATATATTTAAAGACTCATCGCGGGTTTATAAGCAGGCCTGTGCAATGGCGGGTCGCTTGCGTAACAGTATCAACGGTTCCTCAGATTGGTTCTCAGAAGCTGCCCAAGCGCTGGACATGAAAGGATTAACCTCTCTCCACTGCGACAGTCAGTGGGCTCAGGCCATCGAATTAGCTAAATCTCGTGTGGACTTGATTGCAACTTCAATTGATCCGCGCATTGCAATTCCAGCTCTTTTGCAGGCAGTGGATGAATTTTACTATATCGATGGCGAGTGGCGAAAAGAAGTGCCCTTTTGCGGTTCTGCAATTAAAGCTTCAATAGCGATGATCTGGCCTAATCGAAGTGTTCAAGCTATAGATAAAAGTGCTGCGCAGGTGATCAGGTTGGTTTCAGCGGTTATGGCATGGGAGCAGTTGGTCGCGGCCTATGAGCAGTACAAGGTTTTTAGATTCGACCCTGTGACTTTCCATCGAAAAGGATTTCGATTCTCGAGTGATAAAGACAACAAGATACGCGCCGACTGGAATGATATGGCTCGGCCATGCGGGATCAACCAAAGAACGCTAGAGCAATCCAAAGCGGTGATTTTTGAAGCGCCGGGAAAATTCTATGATGCTGTAAGAGAGGTGCTCGCAGGACGGGAGCCGAAGATGATTCAGCTCTTCACTGGTACTGTGTTTGAAAACGCCGGTAATAATCCAGACTTTTGGCTAGGACTTAACGCCCGTCTGCTTCTCATGTTCTGGGCAGGTCAATTCAAGAAAGCTGGAATGAAGGGGCTCGGCGGCGTGGTTTTGTTTGAGGAGTTTGCAAGCGCCGCTACGGGTATTGGCTTTAACCCTGAGTTAGCTCAGAAGAACATAGAAGCCTGCTTTTGGCAAAAGAAATGGTACGACAATCGAGTGAGGGACTTCCCGTCAAACATGCTGGTGGAGCGGCCAGTATTGCGAATTGACAATAAAACTTTCGCCACGACCATTCCCTTAATTATGGACTCTATAAATTGTTATGTGGAGCACTCAGTATTCCGCTACGAGGGTTATGGCGGTGTTCCAGTGGACGCTGAGGCATTCAGGTTGAATGTTTCAATGCCATTTGAAAAGGACGCGGTGCATGTGTTTTGCCAAGCTGGATGGAAAGCAAGTGGGGTTAGTCACTCAGGATATTGGGCTGCCGGGGAATGTCAGTTAACGCACCCCGATGGCTCAAAGGTGCCTGGAGAAATAGATGTTTTGGCTTTGCATCCATCCGGTTTGATAGCGCTGGTAGTCGAGTGCAAAGTTCTTTCTCAACCATTTTCTATGAGCAAGTTAAAAAATATAGTTGGCAAGCTGGGAGAGGACGACCAAGAAGGCTTCCATGCGAATTTGGAAAAGAAGACCAATTGGCTATCTGGAGTGCCCGCTTTGCAGGGGGCTCTGGTGGAAGGTGCGTTACTTGTGGATCAGGGCTGCTTTTTAGGTGCCGACGCGAAGCATCCAGTTCTTAATCTTGAGCGTCTACGCACTCTGCTAGAAGATTTGAACGAAGAAATAGATAGCTATGCAAGTTGCACGAAATGCTGATCTCAACGTCAGGCATTAAGCGGTAGCAGTTCACCCATTTAAGTTGTCGTTGAGGAGATGGGTCGGGATGCGCAGAGACTTAGCTTGCGTTCTGCTCATGCCCAATCCCATCAGCTGACATCTGCGTACATGTTGGGAGGTAAGCTGCAGGTATTAGCGTCCGCGACGACGTGCTTCTTTATCCAGCGACACGACGTTCCTGCCGTCTGTGCCGTCTGCGTGTCCGATTGCATCCTGGCGATGCAGCAGATGGGCTATCAGCGTGCATCCAGCAGCTGAAAAGTGAAACGCCACCCACTTCCTTTTGCGTCCTTCGGCTTCAAACCAAGCCTCAACATCAGGTGACATACGAACTCGGTGTGAGCGATGTTCTTGATTGTAGAGGGCTAAGATTTTCTCTTTAGGGCAGAAAGTGTTCGGATCCTTCGGAGAACGTGCGTCGGCGCTGGGGTACTCGTACGGACGACCTACCATGGTTTCCTCCGTTACTATGCAGCTTGGCAGTGCAGTAACTGTCGCCGTTACTGTCACCGAAATAGAAGGTTCCACAAAGAACCCTCACAGAATATGGAGCGGGCGAAGGGAATCGAACCCTCGTCATGAGCTTGGGAAGCTCAGGTAATGCCATTATACGACGCCCGCTCAGGGGTGCCTTTTTACCAGAAGGCTGGGGTGAAATGAAGCGTGGCGGCAGGTTTTTCTGGCCGGTGGCTATGGGCGGTCAGATTTGTGCGATCTCGTTGTCCGTCAATGGTCGGTAGCAGCCAGGTGACAGGCTGGCGTCCAGCAGCAGTGGGCCCATGCTCTCGCGGTGCAGGGCGGTGACCTTGTTGCCGAAGTGGCCGAACATGCGTTTGACCTGGTGGTAGCGCCCTTCATGCAGGGTCAGGCGGGCTCGGCGAGGGCCCAGCAGCACCAGTTCGGCCGGTAGGGTGGTGAGATCCTCGAAACGAAAGTACAGGCCTCGGGCGAAGGCCTCGACGCAGCCGGGATCGATCTCGTCTTCGGTTTCCACCAGATAGACCTTGCCTTGCAGGCTGGTCGGCTGAGTCAGGCGGCGTGACCACTGGCCGTCGTTGGTCAGCAGCATGAGGCCGGTGGTATTGAAGTCGAGGCGGCCGGCGATATGCAGGTCATCCTTGTCCGGTTCATCGATCAGGTCGATCACCGTGCGATGTGCGGCATCACGGGTGGCGCTGACGCAGCCGGGGGGCTTGTGCAGCATCAGGTAGCGGGCGACCTTGCCCGGTTGCAGAACCTGACCATCAAGTTCGACACAGTCGAATATGCGCACCCCCCGGTCCAGGGTGCGAGTGACTTCGCCGTTTACCCGTGCGCGGCCATCGCTCACCAGCCGGCGGACGTCCTGGCGGCTGAGCTGTGCGCGGCTACCGAGATAACGATCGAGGCGCATCAGCTTTTGGCTGCG